ATAACGAGCCAATGTCCCAACGGCATTTTCTGTTCTACCAAGCATTTTGGCAAGTTCTTTTGTAGACATCGAGGAATAATTGTCAGAAAGCAATTTCCGTTCTTCTTCAGTATATGCGTCATGATTTCTGCTATATCCCAAACGTTGAATCTTCAATTTTACAGATGCTTCCGTTCTGTCAAGATAACTCGCTATTTCCATCAACGATTTATCTTTGTAGTTGGCGGATATATATTCGATTTCTTGCGTGTTCCAGCTCTTCTTTATCATGATTTTAGTATGACAGAAAACAGAATTTTGCGTACCACCCAAATAAAATAACAGCGCAAAAAGAAAACGGGCGCTGTAAAAGCGCCCGTTGTTAAGTTGTTTATTATCAATGTTTTACGAAATATCGCCAACATTGATGATACGAACCCATTTCCGAGGAGCATACATTACCAAAGTTCCATACAGCAATATCATCCAACGAATAGCCGGGCCGATAACAGCGAGGTCCATCTTCATAAGCGGTGCAAGCTGCTTGAAAGCGAGGACTTCGTTATCCATTTGACCAAGGTAGCAAGTGCTAACCACAGTCATATAGAGGCCTGTATCGGTGTATGTCGTTGTTGCGGAGGCAGTAACAGAAGCAGCTGCAACCGAGAACAGGTAGTAGAACGAACCTGTAGACGACACATCACAAGCATAAACGTTGAAGTAATCGGGCACCAAACCGCTCATCGAAGCAGGGTTGGTAATGGTCAACAGTGAAGAGTTTCCAGCGGAAACGTCACCAGATGAAACCACCAAACCAGATGAAGCAGCAGTAGCTGCAGACTCACCAAAGCGGTTAACAGCGGTCGCCTTGTAGTAACGAGTCCCAGGATTCTTCCATGCGCCAATCTGTGCAGAGTTGTAAGCGGTGGAAGCAGGAGAGATAGAAGCAGGTGTTTGAGGAGCGTTAGCCGAAGTTGCTGCACTCGGTGCCAAACCAGTAGCCTTACGGTTCTTGGTAAGGAATACATCAGACAGAATGTCGATGTTACCGAACTGTGAAGCGAACGTGTTGATCACGCTACCAGCAGCATATCCACCGGACGCTGTTGGGAGCAATGCACGCTCTTTCGGGAAGAAGGTCTTGGAGAAGTCGCTAGCCACCTTGTAGGGGGTGTAGAGACATGATGCACGACCAAACTGCTCGGCAATCAGCTCGCAAGCGTCTTCCAGAATACCTTCAGTTAACGACCCACCCTTGGCGTCGATAATCATCGTAGGATCGATCTGTGCTTCCAGACCAGCCCACTCGATGCCTTCCTTTCCGCCCGACACATTGCTGTATCCAGCAGTCAGAGTGTTGTTGCCCCAGAACAGCGAACGCTCAATTTGCTGTAGAAGCCAAAGAATGCCGTTCTTGTTCTCCAGTGCAACCACATCACCGTGAGCGCTGCGAACCATCGTCATAACATGGGAAACCACACGTGTGGTGCCCAAGAACTTGACAAGTGCAACCTTACGGCTGTAGTTGCTATCCTGTGTTTCAGGCATCACTGCCTCAGGAATGAAGGCGTTGCTGTTATCGCCATAGGCGGTAAGCTGGTTATATTCCTCAACGGTGTTGAATGCTGGCATCTTGGGGAGATTCTTCCACAGACGAATATTCTGTTCTGTGAACGATAGAACCTTTAATGAGCTTTCGAGCGATTCCACACGGAACGCTCCACCGCCTGCTTGGTCGGTAACCCCGTAGTTGTACCCAGCTGACAAAGCCTTCTGCAAGTCGGGAACATCTCTTGATTCACCGTAACCGTTAATACCACGAAAGTCTAAAGCCATGTTATCCTCCAAAAAATCAGCAGTGATTAAGCTACTGGCAATCCAACCAACTCACGAAGCTCGGGGCGAACAAAACCGGAAGCATCAGCTGAAAGTACATCAGCCACTGTTACGCTCTTGTTACCACTTTCCATGAGAGTTGTAAGCTTTGCAGCAATATCGCTCTTCTTAAGTTCTGTTCCCTCTTTACCACCGAAGCTCTTCTCAACAACGCTGACATCGGATTTACGCTGCCCAGCAGGTGTCGTACCGAAAGATTCAACCTTTTCAGTCAAGCCCTTTAGCAAAATACCAACTTGCTGCATAGCCTTTGCAAGCGCCACATTGAATTCGCCTTGACCAGCCTGACGTGCCAACGACTTCTCAACACGAGCTGACAAACCATCTGTTGATTCCGAAACTGCATACACAAAATCACGAAGATAGTCGGAAATGTCGATGGCCTTCGAAACAGCTTCTGAATTCTCGGCTAGCGTATCGGCAAATGATTTCTTTGTCTTCTTTTTCTTGCTAGCTGATTTGAACTCAGGCTCTCGGGCCTCTTCCTCTTCCTCTTCCTCTTCTGGACGTGACCTCCGACGAGGAGCAAACTCCTGCTCTTCCTCTTCTTCCTGTTCTGGAAGGGGGAATCCCTTCTTGGCAACTTCCTCAACGCCCTTCTTGGTCTTGGGCTGCTCTTCTGTTTCGCCCTCGCCATGTTGGCCGTATTTCTTCTGCAGTTCCTTGGCGTCTTCAGCAACTTCTTTAGCCGTACGCTTGTCGGTATCGTTTTCCTTTGCAGGAGCTGGACGAACACCCTTAGAAACATTCTCGAGAACAGCTAAGCTCTTATCGAGACTCTCGAAGCTAAGACCAGCAGCCGACTTTGATGTGCAAGCTGAGCAAGCAGCGCCATTTGTTTGAGTACCGCATTCGCCACAAAATTTCATATTAGTTCTCCCACAGCTAAGGCTGTATTAGATTTTTTTTACTACGCTTTACTTCTTAACCTTTTGAGCTAAACCTGATATATCTCCGTCATTCTTCACCATCAATAAGAGTATCCGGTCGGCTTGAGCCTCAGGGATACCACGATTAACGAGAAAGTCTAGTGCATCACGAAGCGTAACGTATGTTTGACCACCGTTAGCACGTGCTGTATCAAACTCAACCTTAGTAGTCTTCAGGTCGGGAGCAATCACCTTCCCATAAGACAAATCTTTTTGCTGACCTTCTAATGATTCCACCCTTAATGCTGAACCACCTGTTTGGTCAGTTACACCGAAAGCATATCCAGTAACCAAAGCCTTTTCGATACAGCTATCATCACAATATGAATGGCCGTCTTCTACCATATACATATTTCCTTTGATGATGATTTCCTTACACACATCACAAGCTTCAGTACTATCAGCAGCACATATGAGCGCTTTCTTAATCAGCTTGTTTTTATCCAAAAACTTGTGATTGATACCGAATCCATCAAGATACTTCTTACATTTGTCTTTACCCTTTGCACCAGTCTTTGGATCATCAGCAAATATTCTTGAACCAATCGTTTCCAACGTCCCCTTAGCATTAGGAAGTGCATGAAGAACAGCAAATGCGCCTGTGTCTCCATCGCCAGAAACAGATACTTGATGCTTCTTATCCTTGTCTTCGTAGGTAACACTATGAAGTGGCATCTTCTTATCCCCAAGCTTTATTTCTCCACCGTGAGAATGAATTGTTGTCCACTTCGTACTTTTTTCAAACCATCCATTATCAATCGATGAAATAGACTTTGTTATGGGAGAAATTGGCATTTTTGGAGCTTTCAAAGAACTGTCTAGTGCTCCGACATGTGTTCCAGTCGTAACATCACCACTAGGATGAATATGAGTAAATCCAGTATGTGATATGTGTAACATGCCTTTCTCTGGAGATGCAAAACTGGTCACAGTTTTGTGAGTATTCATCCCTAAAGGTTTCATTCCATGTCCGTTCTTTATACCATTATGGATACCAGAATCTATTCCTTGGTTTACATGGCTGTAATTTTGTTTATTTTCACCATAATGACCAATCTTGAAATCGTTGACTCTGGGATCGTATGAAGATATCTTCGGTTCAATCTCAATACCCTTTTCTAAATCCGTATCAATCGATTTCTTAGCAGTAGTTGGTCTATGTACACCATTCACTATTGGTCCAATTTCTTTGTGGTTCTTGTCGGAGTCTGCCTCGGCGTGTGAGTGCATTGTCTTATTCTCTTCATGCCCTTGCTCATCGCCTTTCAGCGCTTTACCTTCTTCTATATCCGGAACGATTGCTTGGTCTTCTTTAGGAAGTTTGAATGTGCTTTTTTTACCTTTAATCACAACATCGCCGTTTTGATTAACTTCGATTGTGAATAGTGGTTCTGATTCGACGCCTTTCTTAGCCAGCGGAACATCATCTAATTGCTTTTCCATATCCTGCTTCGGCTTCTTATCACTCAACGCTCTCTTGGTTTCGTCTAATGCATCCTTCTCTTCCACATCGATTTGATTAACCACAGGAGACTTTGTCGCCTCTTCTGTTCTTTCTAAAACATTGTCGGCTTTCTTCTCTTCACCTTCCGGCTTAGTATCTGTATCTGGTTTCTGCGTAGTCTTGGTTTGAGTTACGTCAGCAGCAACTCCTTTGTTAATAGCTTCTTCGTTTTCGCCAAACACAAGAACCTCATCATACTTCTGTGAAGCAAACGATTTTGCAATATCCAAGAACGTGTTCGGATTGATGGGTGATGCTGTGATGGCGATATCTTTAATCCAAGCCTTGGTGATGATTGTGTGGTCGCTGGCATCACGAGATAACACCTTACCCTCTACAGAGAATCCCAATTTACGGGCATCTCCAGCTTTCTTTAATCCCTCAGCCAAATCCCAAATTCCATTCGCTCTCGGTGTATCAAGCAGGAATCCCTTCGTCCACAACCCTTTAGATGTGATACGTGCTTCTGTTGGGATACCGACTTTACCTGACGTTTCTTTTGCATGATCATCATTGAAGTATCCGCGCTTCAAGAAATAGCTTAATTCCAAACCATCCTGTTTAATCTTCTCGCCTTGTAAGTCTTTGTGGTCTGTACTAGCAATACCTTCGATCCAGCGCTTGCCATCTTCGCCTTTAGCTAGATTAGCTTCGTACCAGAATTCGAATGTACCGTCTTGTTTGATCGCGTTCGCCATTATATCCTCACAAACAAAAAAGGGAGAAAACATATACGGGCAGTTGTGCCGTACGTTTTCTCCCTATAGCCACAAACTTAAGCAGCAGAGTCTCAATTGTCTTGAATTAAGAATATCAATCGAATGCGTCTAGCTGCAAGCTGCAAAAAATGATGATTTTGGTATTCTGGCGCTATTTTACGCTACTAAAGTGTATCGTTATTGCTATTTATCGCACTGTGTTGCATGTTTAATGTTTTTTATTAGACATTTCTACAATGAATCTTGGGCGTTCTGTAGATGATTTACGAACTTCGTTGCCAAGTTCGATGACAAATCCAGCACCTTTAGCACGAAATTCAAGAGGTAGACTGTTGAATCCTCGACACATATTACACTGAACGATAGCCGTATCACTACCTTCCCATCGAATACTCTTACTGCGCAGTTTCACCGTCTGACCATAAGATTTTAATAACGGAGCACCACAAGTACAGTTGATTACCATAATTTCCTATAATGCATCCTCGAAGTGATTAGCTAATCGTTCTAGCTTGTGCTTCAAAGCAGAGCTCAATGGTCTCTTCGAAAGCTCGTCAACTGTCTTAAACATCCCAGACGTCTTTCGTTCTGCCGTTCCACTCAAACGAGTGGGTTTTACATCCGGCGATGTAAACACTGATTCCAATCCTTCATCCATATAACCAAGTTCTTTGATAATCACCTTGCATGTGAACAAAACCTGTCTAAGTCTGGCAATCTCACCATCTTCAAAAGAATTAATAGTATCGACTATCTTAATTATCACTGGAAGAATGAAGTTAAATGGTTCTTCGTTGGTTCCGTGATTAACGTATAACGGTGTTATTTTTTGTTTCTTCGACGTCTTATATTCCTTCGGTAGTCTACGTCTAGCTGTAGGTGTTTTAACACGCACATCAGTACTCCTTCCGGGAGAAACACGTTTATGACGCTGTTTTTCATTGGAGTATGGATTAATCCAAACTAGCTTACCACCCCTATGTTCGAAATATCCCTTCACGTTCCCCTTTTCGAACGTAATGATGGGGATAATGTCTTTATTCTGTTCCATCGACACTGACTCTCAAGCTATCTAAAAAGCTCTTATCGTCTGATGTTAGCAGCTCTTTAAACTCTTTCTGTTTTCTCGACGTCTTAATAACGTGAGAAAATTTAGGTCTCTTGTTGGTGTATCGTCTGTTAGACGTTGCAACGTTTTCAACTTTCAAATCTTGTGGGTCGAACATCAAATTAAATTCTACGTTGTTGCATGTGATAGCTATGCAATTTGTTTCTTCTGGTAAACCATCTGGAAAGACAGCCTTAATGAACGAAGTTACATTCTTTTTATATTGTTGGCTTTCCATATTTTAGCTCCGTAAACACACTAAAAGCAGCGATGATTAGTCGCTGCTTTTAGTTTTGGATTAGTAAATTCCAAGTGGTTGTCCAGTTCCGCCAAGTGGGTTATTCCAGCACTGAATTTCATCTTGGTCGGTGATGCCAAAATTGCTTAGTGGTGCAGCATAATCGTTTCTTACACCGCCAGTCAGAGTTCCACCAGAAGCTGTTACTGTAACGCCGGTTCCAGTAGCAGTCAATGTCAGGTTGAATCCACCTGTTGACGTAAGAGTGATTACAGCGGAAGCGGCAACAGCCTTAACACCAACATTGGCAGTATTAATTGCAGCGGCTAACGATGCTGCAATACCGTTCAAGTTTGTATCACCAGCTTGAGTTGTGTAGCTGACGAGAACTCCGCCGATTGTTGCAGTCAACACGACGCCAGCGGCGAATGTTCCGCCGACAGTCAGTGTTCCAGTAGCATTAGTAGCACCAGAGAAAGTTACAATCGAGTTAGTTACAGAAGTGATAAGGAACGTTGCACCTGTTCCGTGTCCACCAGTTGCAGGTACACCAGTAATACCCGGAAGTTGGGTAACTCCGTTAACGATGGATTGTCCAGTATATCCACCAGCATCAGTCGTCTTGTAGTTTGTACCGTTAGTGGTCTGTGTGAATGTTGCAATTGTGCCAGCCACACCATTAACAGTGGCGATAGAAGCCACAGTGACGGTTGCATTGTCGGTATTTGTATAGGCTGCACCGTCGTAGTTCTTATCAAGTGCCGTTGGAGACTGATTCAGCGTCAGAACATCACCTATCTGATATCCACTTCCAGCGAAACCGAGAGCGACACCACCAGCAGATATCGGGCCGGTAGGACTGACCACGGTTAGATTGGAAATTGCTGATTCAACTGGAAGAACTGGGTTGGGCTGAGCACCAACTTTATTAGTAAGTCCAAATCCTTGAAACAGTCTTGCACCAGTCTTGTCAAATGCCTCACGAGCGAAATCCGTAAGCGTAGCGGTATCAGAGATGATAATCGACTGTCTCTTGATACCCGGAATTGTTAAATAAAGCTGCATATTGAAATCCTCCAAATCTTGTGAGGGTGCATCTCAAAGGACGGTCGTGTATTACACGAACAATACCCCTCACTCGCATTATCACTTGTGATAGGTAGAAAGGCAACTAAATTGACTCGTCAGATGCTTCTAGAGCCTCTTTACCTGTTTTATGTTCATCATTAACATGTAGTTCAGCCCATGTTGGTTGTGGTGTCAAACTGTCTTTAATTTCCTTATAAAGTTGCTCATCTAGGCTATGAAAGGTAAACATATTTCTTGCTTCATCAGATTGAATAGGGCGAACTACATATATTGTTCCAGAATCAGACCGCAAAATTACACGTTTCTTGGCTTTTTCGATCATGAAATCATATAGGGTGAATGATCTGATTGGCTCATACGGGAGTTCTGAAGACGGCTTTAGAAGAACGTAATGCACATCTGACAGTTCCGGAACAACCACCATTACAGCGATTGCTCCGACTTCTTCTTGCGCATTGAAGAGTAGCTCAGCGCCAACTTCTGATTCAATCAATTGATCTAATGCTGTCTGCAATTTTTCTAAATTCATCTACATAACCAGCCTTACACGCCTAAAAAGGTAGTGTGATTAAGCATGTGGGGTTTGTGTTTCTTTATTACTGCCTTAAGCTTCTTCTTGAAGGTTGATGTTCCCTTTGGTCCCAACAGCCATTTGTAAAGACTAATACGGTTTTTAAAGTTCAACTCATGAACATGTGAACCATTCTTAACATAATCCATAGCACCTATACGGTTCTCAGTTTTAGTGTATCCGCTATATCCACTGCCTGCTTCAAACGTCGCACCGTAATTGTCATTGGAATAGGCTAGGGTGTCGGTACGAGCTAGCAGCTCGGGGCGGAATATAAACCCATTAGAACTTCCGCTGCTAGCGTTTTCTAATTCTTGTCCTTTTGGAACACATTTACTACCGTTCTGCAGATTATTAAATACGTATGCTGCACCACCGCTAGATTGATCTGTGGTGGAACTCATACCATCAACCTTGAATCCCATCTGGTGCCTAGCCTCAGTGGATAGCATACCCAAATTAACCATGTTTGTTACAGCATCAATATCAGAATCATTACTACCAGTAATACCGTGCGACGTTATTGGAACTGTATCCGACTCTTGGAGATGGTCAAGAACCCAAGGATTCAAGAAATAATGATATCCAGTGTTATCATCCCACTGCGGCATTGGGTTGTAATTCTTCAATTCATCTGGAGACTTTCCGTATACCTCTGTAGCTAGTTCTTTTAGCGCCTTTATTTTGTCGGGGCCATTCTCCATAGCTGTTACTTTTTTCCATTTTTTTGCATTAGAGACGTCTCCCTTATTATGAAAAATGGAGCGAGTGAGGTACAAACACTCAATATCATCATGATTGGATAAGCGGTGATCTAATCCCATATCCTTAAGGGTGTGACGGAGTTGATGCATAGATTCGAGATTACCATCCCACTTGTGCATGTCAATCATCAAAGAACCCTGTTGGCTTCTATAGTTGTTCTGCCCGTGCAGCTGTGTTGAATAATGTGGGTAGTAACGAACCTCAATGTTCCCCGGCAAACTCTTGCTAAACATTGTTCCGTAGTTTGCTTGTTCTTTGTATGTGGCCTTCTTCTCGCCTTTCGTCCTAATTAAACCACCCGTAGCAGGGTCGTATTCAAACTTCGGGAACGAAGCCCAAGGCTTATTGGTTTTGGATACACTGGTAGACTTAACATCATATCCGTCTTTTCCTGCCCACTTGCCGTACATCTTAGAAGCAGTTTTACCGCCGGTCTTTACTGCTTGCATTACATGTGTTGCAATCTGGTGATAATGGTTGGCAACGTCTAGAGAAAGAGCGATAGGGTTATTGAAGTTGTCTTTATTGATGTTGGTCGACTGAAACTTCATAGCCAAATCACCAATATCAAGCAACGGTTCATTCGGGTCGAACTTATCGAGCCCTTGGAACATTTTGGCGAATTCGTTCATCTTGGTTTCGTTTGGATTCCCATCTGGGTTCTTTCCACCGTTCTTACAGTGATTATTAACTGTTTTGGCTGCAGAAATTACAATATCGCCAGCTGTGTCTTTAGGCAACGGTCCAAGCTGGTGTATGTATTCAACTTGTTGGTCTACGACCGTGTCGAACCAACCCAATATTTTCGCTTCCGAACCTGCGAGAACCTTACCAGATGCTGTTAATCCCTTATTACCGTCTTTCCAATCATAGGTAGTGAACAACATGTTCATATCTTCAATGTCGCCGCCGCCGAGCATGATCGCCTTACCACTTGCCTTTGCATCTACAACATGGGCATGGAATGTAGCATCGATATTCTGGAATGCATCCGGTTGGTGTGTTTCGGATGCCGGAAGTTCTTCTTGTTCTGCTTGGCTATAAGAACCGTGTTTGGCATCGTATTCAGTGGCAATACCAGCCGATGCATATAGCTTTTTGAAATCCTTGAGCAGGTCTTCTTTACGCTGAACACCGAGGTTAACAAAATCATGCTGTTTGTTACCCCAAGCTGCAGAATGAGCTGCGTACGGGAATAACATCTTAGTCCATGCCAACGGAGTAAGATTCTTCATGTTATGTTCGATGAAGTTCTGGACAGGTGCCCAATCCAGCTTGATATCACCAGCTTTAGCAGCTTCTAACATCAGGTTGTAAATCTGAGCTAACTTTTTATGATTAACGTTTGGGTCGTACGTTAAATCAAGCTTATCTTGTTTGTAAAACTTGAAAGCTTGTCCCTTATCAACACCAATAATTTTGCCATCGTTCAAAACAACAAACTGCTCTTGGTGAGCATCGTTGTTTCCGAGGAGCCAATCCACTACATGTTCTTGTTGAAAGCGTTCAATAATTTCTTTCGGTACACTTGCCCAACCCTTCTTGATAAGGTGTCCAATATCTTTATGCTTAACATTTGGCATAACGCGCTGTACAGAACCTACAGCGTTACTACCAGCATAATGACCACCTGAGCCGGATGGAATTTTAACAGTAATCGGTTTCGAACCAAATTCGGCTGTGGGGAGGCCTGTAGCTTGAGCAACTTTACAAGCGATGATATCAGCCCATGCACGTTGAGGTTCTTCAGCCAGATACGGCTTGAACAGGTATTGATGACCATCGCCCGGGTCGAGAATGTATTTTGTATGAATACCGCCAAACCCAAAATTATCGGCAGTTCCCATAACCTTGAATTTTTTGGGGTCGGAGAACAGGTTGGCAATGTCGTCTTCATCGATAGATTCAGGCGCTGGCGTCGGTGTTTTCTTTGCTTCAGGATTAATCTTGTCTTCAGGGATTGTAAATGATGGTCCAGTTTTCTTTGGCGCAGCTGGCTTATCCTTCGGTGGTGGAGGAACCATTTGCGCTGCTGGCGCTGGAACGGCAGGTTGCGGGTACTTAAAAATCTGGTCGGTTGTATCGTGAATAACAGAACCGTGAACATTGGCAACTTCTGTATAGTTAAGATCAGCTCCCCATACATTCTTCTGTGGTTTAGGTACAGAAGGTGTAGAACCAGTTTCCTTCTTAATCTCAGCCATCAAGCTGTCTAATTCATCTTCATCGATTTTTTCATCAGTGGTTTGAAGTGGGAAGCTATTTTTATACCATGCTTCCGGCATGATGAATGGTTCTTTCTTCGACTTCTTTTTGTGGTACTTGGGGAACGGAACATCCGGTGCTCCCTGTTCCTTCAATGTTTTCAAATCATTAAGAAGGTTTTGCATCGCCTTATAATGAGTTCCATCACTATATCCACTAGCGCTAACCTGTTCCACAAGCAACTTGAACGGTACGACAGCTATGGGGTTTAGGCTTTCTAATAGCGCTTTCTGTTCCTTAGTCATATCCGACTTATTCTTCGGATAAGTACCATCTGCATTAACGAACTGATCTTTATTGTTCTGAAATGCAAATATTTCACTCGTACGCTGCAATTTGAACCACAAGTGTTGAAGATCGTAAAACTGTCCCAGCTGCACGTCGTTCAAATGCTTGTAGTGTACTGGCTGGCCTTTTTCGTCTGTGTTGTGATCTTCTTTCTCGTCTTGACGATTCTCTGCATCACCCTTGCGAATGTGCATCAAACTCTTGGGTTTGTAAGACTCTACTTTTCCGTTCTGTAGCTGCACGTTAATGAGTAGTCCGGCGTGACTAACGTCGTCTCGAATACCAACAACAACTCCAACTAGGAATTGTTGATCGTGCATATGGGAATAACGAACAAAAACTTGGTCGCCGTATTGATACGATGTGTAGTGTTCGTTAACACTAGATAATGGCTGGCCGGGTTTCATAACCTTCGGATGGATGCCAAGATGTCCAGTCGAAGCCGGTGTTAATCCGTTTTCTTTGTAATACTGTTCCGTCAATTCTTCAGGCTTCTTGGTCACCTTGTTGTGGTACGAATCAACGTGAACCATTTTGCCATTCACAATTTTGTAATACGAATGAACGAAAGCCTTTTTCATCGGAAGGACGACGAAAGCCGCCTGCCCCAGAGGTGTATCGTGCAGGGTCGCTTTATCCATTTCCTTAATCTCGTTTGGACTGTAAATGTCGAATTGGTTGGATTTTATCATTAGACATTACGAGGTGCGTGGAACTGCACCCACCCTCTCGTTGGCTTTAAGCCATAATTGTTCGTATAGTGTGTTTACAAGGTGTGGTTGGCAATCATCCTTGTATTCTATTTTTCCATCCTTCACATCCAAATGATGGTCGTTCTTTGCCAGTTTCTCGAATTCCCGTTTAAAGGCTTCAGGATTGTTTTTTTCTCCGTCTTCGCCATGGCTTACATCCAGTTTGTTCAAGAGCATATGATGATTAACGGCGTTAACGGCAGACCGCAAAAACGACATGTATTTATCGCCTTTCTTGCCTTTATAATTATCTTGGATGTGTTGGGTTAGCAAGGTGTGAAATTTTAACGGATGCTCGTGTTGATAATCGGGGGTAAACCCTTTTATACCAACTAACCCTGCAATATGTATACCATGTATCATATATTTACCCCTTAAATATAAACTTCACACCTTCATTTTTTTTGTCTATAAACACAAACGATTTATATCCCATATCATCTTCTTGCTCTTTTTCAAGTTTAGCAATTTGTTCAGCTGGAGTTAATTCTTTAGGATCGGTTTCCTCAGGATTCGATTCTTCGTCGAATATGAGCGGCTCTGGTTCTTCAACTCCAACTGCTTTTTGTTTTTCATGATACCATTGTTTAACTTTTTTCCGCCATGCTTGTTTGGCCGCTTCTTCTGTCTCTATATCACCGCCAATATGGCTATTCCAATCAATAGAATCTGGAGGTGTGTGATAAAAAAGACCGTGCATAAAATCAATCTTTCTTTCACCCTTACGTCTTAATGTACCCGGCCCGGCCAAACTTCCACCTCCACCGTAATGTCTATTCGAGTCGGCAATGAAGTCGAACATTTTTCTATCTTCATGAGATACATATGGATTGTCGTCAACAAGTGCATCTCCAAGTGCTTTCAGCGGATCGAAACCATCTGCTTCTCCAAGAACCTTCTTTGCGTTTTGGTCAAGCGTCTCTTCATCTACGTCGTTTTTTTTGTTAATTTTTGGCTTCTTTCTACGGATCAAAGAATTAAGTTCTTCAAATTCCTCTTCTCTAGATAGCACATCTTCACGAGTCTGAGGATTTACGTGATATTTGCTGAATTGAAGAGCGGTTATAACAACTTTATTCGCATTCATTCGTGCAACATTTTTGCTCGCCTCTTCCTCTGTTGCGCCGTTTTTCATTTCTTCTTTAATCTGTTCTTGCGACGGTTCAACCAAACCTACAATAAATTTCCATTTACGCTGTGCAGTATCTCCTTTAGCTCCAGTTTTTGCAGCGTGTAACCACTTAGGTATATCATCGTGATTGGCTCCGTTTTTCTTCGAAAATTGTTTTATAAGTTCTTCTAAACGGTTTGTAAAATCGCCATCTTCTACGTATTTAATCATCCTATCGTTGGCTACATGGACTAATCCATTGGGATTCCCGTCTGAACCAAACAACGTAGAGAACGATCCTTTTTGAACAAGCTTTTGCATTGCTGCGGCGTTAGGTGGTTGGTAGTCTTGATGATTCTTATTATATATTCCATCCAACACCTGGTCTTCTTTCCAATGATCCCCAATGTCTTGATCTTTTTCTTGTAGACCATCATCGAAACTTAACGCTTCTTCACCAGATTCTGGTGTTTCATCCTCAAGACTATTTTGTGTTTCATCACTATTTTCATATTCATCATCTTTATTGTAATCTTTAGACTGCTGTAAATCTGATACATCTAAATTTTCACCGTCATCTGTCTTGTGATCGGTGCTAACCGTTTTGATTCCTTTTTGTTGAGCAGCTAATTCTGCGAGTTTTTCTTCTTTTTTTGATATTTCGTCTTTTAATTCCTTATATTTGCCAATCCCAGGAAGTCCACTCTCAAGCTTTTTCAATTTGTCTTGAATCTGCTTAACATTATCCAAAGATGGGTTAAGTTCTGCCTCTATTGCATCTTTTTGGTCGAAAAGGTCATCCAACTTCAAGTCGAGCTTTGGGTCTGCCAGTTCTTGCATGGATTTTATATCTTTAGACATCTTGTATGTTTTAATTTTCAATTCTGTCAGAACATCGTTATACTTCTCCGGAAGCACTAACGATGTAATGCGCTTTTCAGCAAGATTTAAATTATGTTCCGTTTCGTCTTGGTCTTGGTCTTCGATTCCATCTACAGCTACCGTTAGTCTTTGGAGGATGTATCTAATTACATCTTTCTGACTTTTTGTAAGGTCTGTTGCTTTATCTAGCGTTTCAACTATATCGTAAACATCGCTTCCATTTTGCTGAGCGTTAGCCTTATGTTTCTGAATTTCTCCATCAATGTCTTCAGGTGTGAGACGAGAGATGTCGTGTTTCAACGCTTCAAACTTCGACCCAAGTTCATCCGCCTTCTTCGTATGTCCTAATAATTCTCCATGCGCAACATCGTATTGATCGTACGGATTCTGAGAAATCTCCTTTAATTTACCCATATTTACTAGTTGTTCTCTAAGTCCAATCATGGTTGGAGCTTCAGCTATCTTATTACCACTGTGATCAGAAATAGAATAAGTATAGCCACCATTCTGGTTTTGAACAAGCTGGTTAAAGACTGCTCCAATTCCAGTAGCAACGTCCTTCATATTCTGCATCGTTGTTACGTTATTTAGGTCTGGAACCTCATAAACACCTTCCTTCTGTACACCGGCTTGTTTCAGACCACCCACGCTCTCAATTTTATCCCTGAGGTCTTTCATTGTTGGAGCTTCAGCTATTTTATTACCACTGTGATCGGAAATAGAATAAGTGTAGCTACCGTCCTGGTTTTTAATCGGATCGTCGAGCACACCTCCAATTCCAACAGCCAATTTGTGAACATCAAGCTCCTCTTTTGCACTCTTGACTGATCTTGCTTTCACAGATTGCTTTTCATATTCTTTATGGCCTGTTAGCTCACCAAACTTCCTTTTTTCCAGCAAAACACGATTAGCCCAAGTATCAATCATCTGAAAGTCTGGTATCACACTTTCACGAGTATTCCAATCATATCCCTTGTGATATTCATGCGTATATGGAGTACTTTCTAGTTTCCCTTCTTCTTTGGCTTTTTCACCCTTCTCATTGAGTTGCAGACTTGGACCCATCTCTTGAATAATTTTTTCGACAACTTCCGGAATTTCGTGCTCTAATGTAAATCCAGAACCTTCTGTATTCATGAGTTTTTTTATTGCGGGGAGTTGTTTCACTCTTGCAAATACAATTTTGTTCAAATCTCTTCTAAGGACTTTATTTTCCTTTTCGTTGAAGTGTTTGAATGGGTTGGCTGATTCAGACACATGCTCTTCTTTTTCGTGATCAGGAAGTTTATGAAAATGGTGATGTTCTAAATATCTTTGCTTATGTACTCTTGGAAGCAGGTCTTTGAGTCCCATGTGTGCCTCATCCTTTTCAGAAGGCTCAGGAACAGGAGCTGATTCAATCTTCGGTGGTACTGAATGGTCCCAATCCGCAGGGACTTTTTGCCTGTTAGGTGCGTACTTCGAAAATAATTTAGGAGCCTTTACTTTCTTTTTAGCCGGTGTATTGACTGTGAATTTTTCCGGTGTGAATCCGTACTGTTCTTGTGGCCCACCATCTGGTGGCGATGATTGAGCTAAAGTATGTGGAACTGTAAGAATCTCTTTAGGAGCTACGGGAATCTCTTTAGGAGTTGTGGATGACGAATTATAAGGATGAGATGATTCCAAATCTGATTTTTTGACACTTTTAGTGTTTCTAAGAAAGTTATAATGGATTTCGTCCAACGTCATCACTTCAAATTTTGACATTTTCTTCCCCACAATCCGTCAATCGAACAGAACACAGCCCAACCTATATTTAAATCTATTTTTAGCTATATGTCTAGGAATATACAGACGGATTACTTTCTAATAGACACACGATATTCATGTCCAAATTTGGACATATCAGTCGCCTGTTGTCTACATATCGGAGAACAAAACCTCTCATCCTTATTCATCTCTCTTTTTTTACCACATATATTGCATGTCCTAACTACTAATTTCTTTTCATACAAGTTCTTTATCTTCACACTCATTTTGCTTTTCCTTGCCTAGCTGGTGGTTGCCCTTCTGGAGCCTTACCAACTTGGAGGCTTGGATGAGACGAAGCTCCACCTTGTACAAACTCGTTCGGGTCTCCGGGGTTATTGGGGTCTGGCTGTCCTTGTTCCCCACCTTGTCCAGCTTGAGCTTCCATTTGTTGGGCTTGTTGTTGCTGCGCTTGTTGCTGTAGTTTGTAGTTAACCACAACAGGGTTAAGTATTAGGTTCCCAATTTCTTCGTCATCGTACGGTTCTAATCCAGCCTCCTCACGAGTCTCATCTAAAGTCTTATAAGCTTGTACTTCAGACGCTCTGATATTAACCATCTCCTGCTCATCTTTCATATCAATGCCAGTGAATTCAAAATACAAATTTCTGTCAATTTGATGGAGGATGTGGTAATTCATCTGTTCTTCTATGAAGTTGAGAAGGTTTCGTAATCCTTTATCCCTAGAATGTTTTAATTTCGCCTCAGGAGATGTTTCAAACAATGGAGCAGACTCAGATGCACCGCGATAATCAAAGTTGATTTCGGCTGGATCAATCAAATAAACAGCTGTAACCATCTTTACGAGGTATTCAATCCAAGAATTGTACTCCATATCCCTATTATTGGAATGTAGGTTGATAAACTCGATGCCATCCTTGCTTGTCAAAACAGGGATTTTATGTGCGTTCGTAACATTTGAAGCGAGAGCGTGCCACTGTCTACGAAAAGATTCAAGCATCTCTTGTGGAACATTGGCACCTTTTATGTTTAAGAGTCCGTTAATCATACTTCCATTCGAGAAGAACCTGCGATTATATTCTTGGGCAAATAGGATGCTCGTAACCATATTGATAAGCATCTCTAGTTCACTATATCCATAACCATTCAACTTGATGGAGTTGCGAACATTTCTAATGCAGAACGCCAATTCGCGGTACGTATAGGTATGACGAACAACATTGTTGTAAATCTGCACGTATTTGATGAGGTCTCTACCATCATCCAAACCTTCCACGCTCTGCATACGAGGTTGAGCTACGCGAATTGTAGATGCGTCTACAGCCCAGAACTCACACGGTTTTCCATTCTTGGCAGGGACGATTTCAAAACAGTTATGGCTGATACATCCATTAGCTAAATAACTATGAGTTTTCTCAACTTCAAAGTTGTAAACGTCCAAATCTTCAACTTGCGAACATTTAACTTCATTTACTCGAATATAGAAATATTCGTCGTCTACCAAATAGGCCGAGCGTTCTTTGGTTGGTTCGGCAACTTCTAATCCGTTTTCTCTAGCCAATTCTCTATATTCTTTACCACTAATATTTCCTCTGTACTGGTCTAAACACGGAACACCATATCTATTAACCTTCAGTTCAGATTCTGCTAAATATATTCCCTCGGCGCTAAGTAGATGACGTAAGCCAACAAACAATTGTCTGGATGTTGTGTTTATCTTAGCTTTTGTTTTATATATCGTACCATCCCCGCTTAAATAGCCGCCAATAAAAGCCCTTCTAACTTTTCTAGAAGACAGCAGTATGGATAAAGGAACCATCTTGTTTTCTGAACCTTTTCCGCATAAGTCTTCTAACCAATCTCCAAAACCGCTACCGTTAGAATTAATAAATACGGTTATGGCGTTTCTTCCTTCAACTGGATCGACGTGAGATTTTAATCCTATTTTTTCAGCAAATTTTAGAGTAAAATCAGCCAATTCTGTTTCATCAGAATGAAAAGTCAACCTCACACTTCCATTTTGTTGATTCCCTTCCGCCACGTAGAGACCTAAGAATCTCCCAAATTCACTATCAATATGATGAGTTTTATCTCCAAATACAGCTTCAACATCTGATTCAGGCAGTTTTATGCGGGGGTAGGTTAAATACATTCCTGAAGAAATATTCTTAGCCTCTAACCATTCTGAGACGAATGGCTTACGACGAGTTCCAAGATAAGCCCACTTATCTTTAAGAACAAGAAGAGGGTGACCTTCTGTAGCCGTAATCTTCTGACCTCTAGATTTTATAGAGTAAAGATTCCCAGAATATTTGCGAGAATAAATTTGTTCTACCTTAGCTAATTCTCCATTATGGGAAAAAACTTGATGGCCGACCTTAACGTCTTGGATGTTTATAAACGCTCCAAACATTTCAATCCTAGTATTAGCCGGATGACATGCTTGGTCGTAAATAAGTGAATCACGAACAAAACGCTTCAAAAACTCAGCGAAATTGGGACGTCTTTCGCCAGAACGATATCTATCTGTATAACCAGTTTGGTAAAAAATATCTTCTAGCAGATCGAGACGTCCTCTTTCTTCCTTGGTTGGTTTCCTGTTAGCATCTTTAAAACGAATTTGGAATCCGAGTGAATTCTTTTTCCATCTCGCAGGTTGAGCGAAGCTACAAATTTGCGCTATACGAGTATTTATTATGGCGTTAACCTGCTCTGTCTTTTCCGACATAGCAGCCAAAACATCATACGTTAAGCTGGAATATCTTTCTTTATACTGGGTTTGACCAATCAAAGACAAAGGATCGAACAACATAGAACGAGGAGATATTGCACTCGGCGCGAGACCACCCAATTCGCTAGAACGCTGAGTTAGCTCGGCATTCACTTTTTCAGTAACCTGTTGGTCGAGAGACTTCCCATTCAGTCCTTGTCTCCAACCGGCGATAGCTTCACGAAATCCCATTATAACCCCTCGTCAACTACACTTTTATTAAGTTGCTCTACGCATTCGTTGTAGAACGATTTAAGAGCAACTTCATCATTATCTTTTACAAACTTCTTAAACCTATTGGCGTTAGTTCTGTATGGGAACAATCCAGCCTTATACATAATGTTTTCAATATATACCAAACGCTCTACCCATTGTTCTGCGCTGCTTACTTTGTCAGACTTGATCAAACTTAGATTATGAATTACAGGTTCTCTATGTATGGATTTAGAACTAGTGTCAGACTTGTTCAGATCGAAAACAAACATCGGTTTTGTTTCCATTCTGAAGTCGGTTGCAATAGTTGCAATTTTTTGGCCCATAGATTTGATTACGTCGTCAGTCAACGGCGCTGTGAAATCTTCCTGCATCGTAGATGCTGAAAATTCGTTGTTCTTGATTACGTCTTTGATGAGGCCTTTAAGTAATGCACGATTTCCAGTTTTACGAACATCTACAGGGATAGCCTTGTAGGTGGTCATAAAGGAATCTATGAATTCATCAAAGTACGCACCAAGAAGTTCTGTACACCGTGTCAAATCATTAGAGTTCACATCGTTATAGAACGATTTGCGTAAGGCGATACTAATATCTCTACGGGCTAGAATCTTCTCGGCTTCAATGAGTTTAACTAACGATTTCTCCGACCAGTTATCGTAATATTCATCGGCTTCTTGTTTTTCGGCCAAAAAGGCGTGATATGCGTTTATCAGCTTCAACCCGAAATTCGTTTTAGCCATACCCATATCCAGATATTTGCCCGACTTGCCAGATTGTTGGATGGCATGGTTGATATTCGCTATGTCGCTTTGAATATCCGGCGAATAAAACTGCGAATTCTCAAGAATATTATTACGTTTTTGTTGGAATCTTTTTACGGCTACATCAGCCATGTGATTAACACCATCTTGAACCGTTTTGTTATGCTCTTCTTTGGCTTTTACTTGTTGCTCATCTACTGGGTGTTCTATCTTAGAGACATATGGTTCAAACTCTTTTCCATCTACATCTGCCAACTTTTTTCCCTGTAGATTATAATCATCAATCGCCGATTTTAAGGCGTGTTTCATAGCCTTAATAGCCGGGTCTTGGATGTATTCTGAGGATGTACCACCACCAGCGTAAAATTTTTGTAAGTTCTTTTCAGCACCTACAATAGTATTGCGAAGGTCTCTAACTTTAAAATACAGCGCCTTATCTTTAGTAGCTGGTCCAGACGCTGCAGGAGACGTTGGTACTTGTAGCCCTTTTGTCCCTTCTTCTGACGGAACAGAAGCTTTTTCTTCTTGGTATTTATCAACCTCTTTGCCAAGTTGATCTATGTTGTTTTGTAGCACTTTGGTTTGCTTATGCATAGCTACACCATTCTTAACACTTTGTAGCTTTGCATAAGCCGTCTTCGATGGCATTTCTTCCTCAGATTCAGGTAATTCAACCTTGATTCCGCTCTCTTCCATAAGTTTGCCAAGCTTCTTCACAGCTTTTGCAGGATCGAGAGACATGCTTTGAACACCTTCGATTACTCGTTGAGCTTCAGTTCTCTTCTCTGGGTCTTCAATTTCACCAGCCTTTTCATATTGTTCCTTCAAAGTATCAAACTGGAACATCGGGTCGTCTACTCCAGTGTCATTGGCAAATCTGTGCATCTGATTGAATGTTTTGTTTACCCATTTGCTATCTGGGTCGGTTTCAAGATGTTGAGCCAACGTATCCGCTCTTTGCTCGTAGCTCGGGGTTAGAAGCTTTTTATCTTGGAGATGATTTCTCAATTCTTCTAAATGGTTCGCCATATCAATATGTTCATCGGTAGGAGTATGTATATCAAACGGAGGAGGCAATGGTTTACCGGCTGATGCAACTGGCAGGTCTACATTTCGCTGTAGAAATGCTTTATATACATCAAGTAGTTCTCTATTGTCTTTGGATGCATCAACTTTTCCAAGCCTATCTGACAACCCCTTGAATCCGTGTTTAGTTGCTAACCACTGGAGGGTTTTAATAGTGTTGGTTTGCATCCTATCGAGATATTCAGACGCTGGCTTATCAGATGCTAATTTCTGCTCAGCTACAGTGAGGAAGTTTGGGTCTGAAACCTTAGCCCCGACCAATTGCTCGAAATCTTGCATCGTCTTTGGTGGGGCTATCGAATCAACAGCTCCATTATTATCTACGAATTGATGAATGATTTTTGAAGCTGAGTCGATGTTATTTCCAACGTGTAGGTCGTGACGAGCCTTCAGTACCTTAAAAGGTACATCTGAATTAGACTTCATATAGTTATTAATCTTGTCTAATGCCATCGTTGCACTATCAAAGTGTTCTGGTTTCAAATGTGCATACTGATCAAGATTGTCGGGTTGTTCTGGTGCAGTCTCTTCCTTCTTCTGTTCTTCAAACTGCTCAAGCGGTTCGATATCAGGATGTATCTGATCTGGCTTAAGCGGCTTCTCTTCAACAGCTTGTTCATCTTCTGGAAGTTTGGCATATTCGCTCGGTTTAACCGGAGGTTCAGCACCCATAGCATAATCGAGTTTAGACATTCCACCCTTCTTGGCGTCGTAACCGAAATGCTCCAATTCTCCGTGAATTGGATGCTCTCGAGCAAATGTTTCTACCATCCCCATAGGAACAGGAATAGACTTTTCACCATCCCAAACAAGAATTTTTTGATTAGGGTTTGGCCCTTGTGCCTTAGCTTGTTTTCCATCTTTTCCAGCCACTGTTGGCGTTGGTGGTGCGGATTCTACTACGTGTCCATAATGCATCTGATATTCGCCAGTTTTTACATCAGGAGCGTAATATCCAATCCAGTCTGCTGGTTTAAGATGTTGGGCTAATAGCTGAAGTTTATTCTGCCGATGTTTCATCTGATCGGCCTTCATTTGCATTTGCTGATCAACAGGGATAATTTTCTGTGCTTCTTGTGTAGGTGCTCCAACTGAGGGAACGTGAACACCTTCGCTAAACTTGTATTTGTTTACTTTGCCAGTTTCGTCAGGCCTCTCATAATGATTTATATCTCCGTAAAAGAACTCTACAAGGTCTCCATTCGGTTTCTTAACCGTCACGGTTTTCTTTTCTGGATTCTTTGCCACAACCGTTCCGTTAGCTGTAAATCCTTTACCATTTGGCCCTAAACCAATTGTTGGATCGGGGTGATATCCCTGAAACGATACATCATCACCATGTTGTAGTTTGTCTTCATACCACTTAGATTTAGGGGTGTGATTATATTCGATAGAAGCGCTCTTCGTTGGGTCTAGTTGAGCAAGCTTCTGACCGTCCTTCTTATCACGAATGGGTTGAGTACTGACCATCGGTCTTGCTTTCGCACCGTCTGGTTTAGATGCTGCGGCACTCTGTTCGTTAACAGTCGATTCTGGAGAACTCGTAGTTGGCGCTGGTGAATTTGGACCGGGGGTTGCTGAAGATTGAGGCTGTGGAGAAGTTTTTTTATCTTCATTTGGCTTATTAAAAGTTAAAGTTGGTTTAATTGGAGATGGCGTTGAAAATGGTGCGTCGGTTACATTTTCTATAGCCATCTGCTGTTCTTGTGGTCCATTAATTGTCGGAACAATTACTGGAACTGCACCTCCGTTGAGTATTAGCTTAGTTACCTCACCAGATTGAGCACCTGGAGCTCCAGCTCCCGGAGCTGCATTTGCTGCAGCTTGATTTCCTTTAATATTTGGAAGTTTTGGCTTGCCAAACGGAGCCATTCCCTTTACAATCAAATCCTCAAATAGTTGAGGTTCGCTCTTACCTAAATAATCATCTAATTCTTTAAACATTTTCACTCCGAATAACAATAGGCTATTCGATATTTTCACGGCGTTTGTTCAGCGTATCGCTGGATACAGATGAACAGAATAAATATCCATCAACGAGGATTAGGGCACTAACTTTTTTAGCACCACTGACATCAATGCAGCGGTTTTGTTTTTCGTATTGTTCTTTAAGTCTTTTGAGACTTCTAGAACCGTATTTCAAAATACTAGTCACCCTGTCGGAGTGAACAGTATGCCCATTTCCTATATCCAACAATACAATTTTCATTGTCTTCCGTAAAAACCCATTAAGATTCCCATTCCGCTCATAGGAGCGCTTGCAGCAATTTCTATATCGTTAGCATCAAAACCAATAACATGGAAACGATGTCTACAGCTAGCACACTCGAATAGTCGAGGTGGTCGCTCCATATCTATAGTAATTATACTACTTCCTTCGCATTTTGGACAAACCATTATTCACCAATTGGTGGTGCTGCCGATCCAGCTCCGGGATTCTTAAATCTACGTCGCTTGAAAGAGTTTACTCTCGTTGCTTGCTGTTTTGCCATGTTGATCCGTTTGAACGATCTTACATTGGATGTGATGGCTGGTTCTGAATCAGTCGCTATACTTTTCGCAAACTGAACCAATCCAGCTAAATCATCATTAGCGTCTCGATATTTTTTCGCTAAAGTCACCAATTCATCAATCATTCTATTTTCCAAACGTGAACTTGGCAGATTTGCCAATAGATTTAGGTAGATTCATAGGCTTCGCTTCTGTTTGTTTAGGTGCTACCGGACCTCTACCATGTAAAAATTCATAATTCTTCTTACTCAAATCTTTGATTGCATCTGTATCACCAGACGATCTCTTCTTATCCTTCCAATTCTTATTAGCTGAATTTAAAGCGACTGTTGTATCAACTGGGTGATAATTCTTAGAAGGACGGAGCCGTTGTGTTCTTGTGTAATCTTTCTTCGCTGATTGCCTAGATTCGTGTTGAGAAACTTTGTCAAAACCTTTAAACATCACATCGGATAGAACAACCAATTCGTCTAGAACCTCGACACTCTTATTCATTTTGCTGTCTCCAACCGATTTATTGGCATCTGAATCTGGACATGTTTCTGTGTGGAATCCTTTCCCTTTACAGGTAGGGCATGGGTCGCCGTGTAAAACGCCACATCCGTTGCACATCTGTGTTGCGGGATTAATATTTCCCTTACAATCTGCGTCTTTCGTATGCTTATCACTAAACAAATGTCTTCCAGCAGCGCCCTTGTCTAATAAATCTCCAAACAAATCCATAGACTTCTCCGATGGTGGTGCAACTTGTGGCTGGTGACGTGGGCAATGCGATCCATCCGTCTTCCACAAACAACCTTTCTGAGGACAATACATTTCTGGATGCTCTTGCTTACGTTGCGCAACTTTGGCTGCGATGTTCATATTAATCACACCCCAAAGTAAAGTTTAAGTTCCGCCGCAATCAAAAGCAAGCGTTATCCTAAAGGAAGTGGTATCCAAACTGCCCAGTGTCCATCAACTTATGTAAAGCCAAAAGCGCATAAGCAAAGCTGTGAGCGTAATGATCATCTCCCTTCTTACCTATCTTCTCAATAATTTGTAAATCTGCGCTGTTTGGGTCTTCAACTTCCTCGTGAATTAAAGCCAAATTCAAAATATGCTTGAAGAATGTTTTGTATTGTTCTAGATTGCCTGGAAACCAAATCTTTCGCTGCTTTACATCTTCCAGCATATTTCTCAAATGCATAGTTCTATCAACCGAAACTCTATGTCCTTGTTCGTTCCATACAGGCTGGAATATCTTGTCTTTCGCTGTTCCAGACGTGTAGCTGCAACTATACAAACGGTCTGGAAATGCCTTCAATAGATAATCGTTACGATCTCGTCCATATCCCAAATCGGCAACTATGTAGTTTGGGTTAAACCCTCCTAGTATGCGAGCAAACTCCTTAGCAGTATTCAAAACATCTGGGCTATCTTGCACCACATACAAACCGGCCACTTCAACCTTTCCATCCTTTCTCTTGCCCAACACCACCATCCAGTTAAAATACCCCCAGTCGATACCAGCTACAACGGCTGCATACTCTGGCCTTCGTATCATCGGAATGGTCCTAGTAGCGTCCAACTGCCTCATCAAAGCATCTTCTGAAATCAATCCATCGTTGCTGGAGTATGGTAATCCAAGGACGTAATTGTAGAAGATATCCATGAACTTATATTTCTTTAGCTGGCGCATTACTTGGTCGGCGCTGATCCATACGCATGATAGTTGGCTTATGTTGTACCCAGCGTCATCATGTCCCTTATCGGGATACTTTGGAACCCATACACCATCCCATCTATTAACCTCCGAAACACATCCAGCGTGAGCACATTTGTATTTGTAACTACCGGGCGGAATATATTCATCAGTTTGGTCTAGGTCTCTTAGTTGTTGGATGTTGTCTTCGAAATTTAATGTTTGAGAGTGACCTGAGGTACACTTAACGAACCAGAAGTTTTGGCTGCTCTTAGAAAAGCTCTTATCGATACCAACACCGGGGAGTGTTGGGGTACTGAATTCACGGATTAGACCATAACGTGAAGAAGACAAGGATTGTTCGAAGGCTGCTTCCACCTTATCGCTCATACGATCTTTTTCGTCAATATACAAGACATCAGCATCAACACCTTCACCAAGTCTAGACGTTTGACCAGAACGCATAAAAAGGAAGCTCTTGCCTATTTTTTTAGCTCCAACGTTATCCAAATCTCCCTTTTGTTGGAGATTTTTCATATATAGCGTTTCGCTCAAAGCTTCATTAATACGAGTGTTAGCAAAATCCTCCATCTGTTGTTTGGTTGGAAAGACGTACATTGCTTTTGTTCTATCATGCTGAGATAGGAACCACAACACTTCAGTCACAGACGACTCGGAAGCTCCACACTGACGAGATTTCTCATAACATTTACTCTTAGCTTGGTCGCCTAACATTTGAGCTAGAAATGGACGATGTGCAACCCAATTTTTAGTATCATCTCGTTTAGACTCAGGAATACTAAAACGATACGGCTCGCCTTTTAGCGCCCTATACTGCATCCCCCACGTCACTGGACAAGACTTTGCTATCGATGGGGCAATTGCTTTGAATTGCCCGATATCTAAATCGACGCCATATTTACTTTGTATTTCTAAAATTTTTGTAGTTATAGCTGTTTGCTGTTCCGGATTCATTTGTTTCCTGTGATGCCCTATATTCAAACAAAGCGTTCATCATTACTTTGAATTCGTCGAAACTAAAAAACTTATTCTTCACCGTATTGCAGGCTGTGCAACAAGACACCACGTTTCCTTCAATATATCCGAGACTGTTATTTTTCCTATTGACGCCGTTGTATCTGAATGTTGGATGAGGGTGATTTTTTAGATACCCAACTCTTATAGTCCTACTTGGTTTAGCTGAACAATAGACACAATCTCCCAATATCAACTCGCCAAATCTTTCTTTCGTTATCGTAAATTCCAAGTCATCGCGCTTACATCTTTGCATATACATCATCATCACTGTTATGAGGGGCTAAACGCATTACGGTCCATTTACCAAATCTATTGCCAGTTAAATCAATTATCGTTCTACCAGCTATTTGTTTCCAAAGACAACCACAGCTTTTAGTCTTGCCACTAATCATTCTCTTAGCAGCAACATCGCAAATATTCCCACAATCACATTTGCATTTCCATACGATTTTTCCATGAGACTGACGATAGTCAGCTATTTCATAAGGCACTAAGTTTCCAAATCTCTTTCCAGAGATATTAGTAACCAGACAGCCAGTGTGTTTATTAACAATACGTTCTACTATATTATCCATTTGTTCAGCTTCCGTTTGCATTGTCTAAATCTACCCCTGAGTTCATAAGCAGCATTCCTAGCTCCGCCATATCCTTTTCAGCCTCTTTTTGTTTATCGGGCGTAAGGTGAGCAAATATAGCAGCCAACTCAACACTATGCTTAACTTCTCCTTGAATCTTAATTACCTCACCTTTAAGAACACCGAGTTTTTGCCCAACCTCGACAAGACTCTTATCCATTTCAGCGCCTATTTGATGACATTTAATGGCGTTTCCAATTTCTTCACGACCTTCAGCCAAAAGCCGAAGACCCTCTAATTCTCTTCCACGTTTAGCTGTCTTTACCTTAAACTTTTCATATTGAAGGGTGTTGTCTCTATCACCTGTAGCCAAATCGACAACGACTTGCATTAGCAAATCCCAATTTGTTTTTGTGATTGATAACAGGTCTCGAACTTCATCATCGGTAAGACCGTTAGCCCACAGGTCTCTGATTTTAAGCACAGTTTTGTATTCCACTGGCAACATCTCACCCGGAGAATAAACTTTAACCAGCTCGCCTTCTAACGCTTCCATGATTATCCCTTATAGCGACTCAGCATTTCTTTATTAAATACCAAAGATGTAGGCTCAGGTGGTTTAAACTTCGCGTGTGTAGTATGCACTATTTCTGTCATAAAATACGAAACCAATATCTGAGACAACACCAAAACCCAAACCATCGGGTGTTTTAATGCTACGAAACCCAACACAAAGATGCTTATAATGCATCCAATCATAACAAGCCAAAATACACTTCTGAGCACATTCATATTGAAAATTATATCTCTTTATGAGCTAAAAACATAGCTTCAATAAATAGACACATCCCTAAATGGTATTCCATCGCCATCCAATTCTCGTATCCTGCTAACCCGCATGTCGGAAAAAGTCCTATATGGGCTGTATTGGACGTAATCTGTTTCTCCAGCAGTTATCGGATTAAAGATGTTTGGATAACGTAGTGTGCTTTCCAAATCTATATATACCGTAAGCACAGAATTGAATGTCATCCTCAGACTAATCAAGTATTGTTTGTTCGCCGTTTCGGGAGGGGTATTCGTTGTTTGCTGTATATCCATCGTAGCTATGGTACTTGGATAGGGTATTGCATATCCTCCAGAACCCATTAAAGACAACATCGATACGCCAATTTGTACAGGACCGGCGATTTGAGTGAATCCGTGAGGAAGGTTCCCATTTATCCCATCTATTCCCCAACATTTACGAAGAACATCTTCATCTGTCCAAGCTTCAGCTATGTATGTACAATCAATTGCCTCGTTTACCACAGCGTAGAGGATTGGGGTTTGGGATGTGGGAAGAATAGCATAATAGAACAACCCTGCAAATCCATTAACAGCTATAGAGCCGCTACCTACACACATATATGACTGAATATATTGTGATGCGCCAGTACCTGATATATATACAGAGCCGGTCGTTACGTACTCTAAATCGAATACACACGATGAAGCTCCTGATATAGATACCAAGCCTCCACCGATGTATGATAAATTCCTTGTTTCGAATTCTGCAGCGGCTCCAGCTATTGATGTATTTCCGCTTCCAACATAGATGAAATTGCTCGTTTGTAGAACGAGTGAAGTTCCATCAACAGATATAGCTCCGTTCCCAACGTAAGTAAATCCTTCACTTACTTGAGCAACTCCAGCTATAAGTATAGAACCGCTTCCGACTTGAGAGAAATGGGTAGTGTATGAGGCTGCAGATATTCCAGATATTCCAACACTTCCGCTACCTGAATAAGCTAGATTTACAGAAATTAGAGAAGCGCCAGTAATAGCTACCGTACCGCTTCCAACATAGTCTATTTCAATAAACGATGGTGAAAATCCAGATACAGAAATGTTACATACACCAACATAATCAAATTCTAGAGTTGAAGATGCTGTTCCACTTACCAATAATGATCCGCTGCCAACATATGCGTAATTAGCAGTGCTTAATGCTACGGCAGAGCCATAAATTCCAACACTTCCGCTACCCGTATACGAAAACGAGGTGAGTTGTCGAGTGCCGGTAATTGCTGCAAGAGGCATTAGCTATACTCCTGCTGTCTTCGGCCTCGCAAGCTGCGAACTGTTGTTCGCAGCTGTCGTAAACTCCTTGCGTACCCGATACATGCTAGAGCCAGATAAATCCAGCACTGATTTATACAGGTACTTCTTCCCAATTAATCGAACCAGTGAATGCCGCTGCCGCTGATGCTGCACCCAAAGCTGCGAAACAAGCATATCCATAAGGCGGGATGATGATTGAGCCTTCTAAATCGTCTTTGATCTGGTCAATACCCACGGTTTGAATAGCCGCAGTGTTGTGGTTTAGCAGGAGTTTTGCTGTTGGAGCAACGGTGAATGTGCCAGCATTCAAGGCCAGTCCTTGTGGAGATGCGCCACCAAGGAAGTTAGAGTTTGAGCCGGTCGCCACCGTCTGGCCTGTAGGAGCAGACGATTGTCCAGTTCCAGTTGCTAATACGACACCAGTCAAAGACGCAGATGTAACCGAAATCATTAGATTGTACTTGGTTAGTACCATGTTTATTGACGTGCTCTGGTTGTAGAGCATTAGGCCAGTCATAGATGTACCAACCAGTGACAATACGGTGCCTGCTGCGTATGCAGAGAACATAGCACGGCGGTAGTTAGTTTCGTAATAGCGTCCATGCAGTTCCGAAACGATGGCGTCCTGTAAGTTGCCCTGACGGAGCGGCTGCTGTGTACCCGCCCCGAGAGAAGCAGTCGTAGCGATCGGTCCAACTTGTCCTTGTGCGATCATGGTTAAACTCCTTTATGTGAGAACTGATGGTTCATTGCGGATGGCCGCTGGCTCATCCGCAATACTGTTGGTAGTTCCGGTAGACAACAAACCGGGAAGATTATACATGTAGTAGTTGCTGATCTTGAGTTCGACGAGAATCTGGGCTAGCAGTTCAATAAACGACTGGCCTTCAAACTGAGACAATTCTGTGACGGCGAGAGTGGTAATATTTTCGTATGCGGGAGATATGCCCCCAAGAGAACGGTTAACTCCAGTTTGATCGACGCCGCCAACATTGGAATTTATTCGACCAGAAGAGTCTACGGTAACGGCGCGTGCTTTGTTAGCAGAGTCGACTGCCCCAATCAGGTTAGGAGCGATCACTGGAGTGTTTCCGATGGTGGTTACCCCACCAACACCCATAGTACCAACAACTCCTGTTGATGCAGTTGCGCTGCCACCAATTTGGGCTATGTTGGATGATTGATTGTTTGGCAACGCCTGGAAACTGGCATAACCTACAGGATATGCTTGATTACGAAGATAAACAGTAGCTGTTCCTGATGTACTTACAGCAAACTTTATATACCGAGCAAGGCAAGGGAATGCCATAGTGGTATTAGCTACGATGTTGGTATTGCTTACCTGCTGTGTACCAACAATGACTCCATAAATCGAACCCCACGAAACTTGGTCATTAGACCCAAAAACAGACGCTGTCATAGTCTGTGTTGTAATACTCAACGTCTGATATCCCTGAGTGTCGATTATGATGCTCGATCCAACCGCCCCTTTGATTTGCATCGAGATTGGTGCATCACTATTGATCAGCGCACCATTGACATCTTTCGCCAATCCGCTCGCTATGTTTATTTGCTGTCTAACTCCGCTAAACTCGTCAAACGACTGGGCCACCAGAGCTGATTCTTCCTGCGGAGTTACTTTCCCAACAACTATAGCTATAACCGTACCATTCAAACCATTCATGAAGTAGCGCATGTAAATGGTCGACACTGAAACTGTGTAAATGCCAGGTATGCTAATTGAATCCGTCGCACTTCCGTCAGTTGTGTTATAAGTCAGTAGATTGAACCAGTTGGTGTTGTCGTTGCTTCCCTGTACGACGATTTCCGCTGACCACACCCCGGTGAACTGGAAACTAAGCCGCTGGTAGCCAGTTGTAGTGTAGATGTTTCCTGCACCAGGCGTATTGTCCGACACATTATCCAACACCGTGTTGTCAATAACAGGTGTGGAAACATTCAACGGAATAGTCAGATTCGGCTGATTAGGATTAATTTGGACTACTTGTGAACCATCCGTAGCCACCGCCTGAGTAGATGCATCCTTTACAGAAACTATAGCAGTGGGAGATGTTGAATCAGCAATGCATATAAGTTCTCGCGCAACAGGAACGGAACCAACCGTGACCTGTACAGCGTCTAGGTTTATTCCCGTTCCGGGTGTAATCGGAATGTTTGTCGGTGTAGGCACTGACTACTCCTAAAACTTAGCTGAAGTTCGTAATTGTTGGTGTGATCTTAATCGTTCCACCGCCGGAAGGAATCACCCAAGGAGCACCAGAAAACAACTCAGCTAAATAGCACTTCCCGCTTGTCACTCCAACAAGATAATAGCCATACGCAGTTAAAGCACCAGTCAAAGTAAATGTTTGCTGTGGTTGAGCTGCTGTAGTTGGGGTAGTTCCAGCGCCTGTTCCTTCGGTAACCGTCCAGTTCGCTGCCGTAAGACCAATAGATGCATATCCATTACCAGAGCATTCAGTAAAAGAAGCTGTAGTATAACTCTTGTCAGGAGTAACGTTATTGGCGAATAATTTGAGTGTCAACAATTCGGGTGTAACTTTATTCAAAACTGCCAGAATCATCTGGTTATCGCCGTCGTTTGTAACAACAAAAGCCATAAGAAATCTCCTTGAGACATACACTATCTCCGCAATTATTTCATATTACGATTCACTTTAAAAGACATAAAACAAACTCAATATTGTACTGTCAAGCTGCGAACTTCTAAACCTCCAACAACCTGATTCAACACCATTAATCTCGGTTGTGGTGTAGATCGAAGAGTTTTTAGTGTTACGTAGGATGGAAATGATGTATTTAATGGATTCAATGTAGGGATAAGATCGGTCAAGCTGTCTATAGTTACAGCAACATCGAATTCAGAATAGGTTGTTGTACGGACGTATGCCAAATACTGATTATCAGCTGTTGGAGTAGGAAACGCTATGTTTATAGCATTTGGGTCTGTTTGGGTGGGTATGTTTGGATAGCACATTTCTATAGGAGTTGCACACAAAGCGTAGTAAACAAACACCTCTATCTGATCGAACCCATACACCATCGTAACGTTTGGTGGGTTTGATGAGAAGGCGTTTATACGCCATGCATCTATGATGCCATGCCAGTCGTCATCGTCAGACACGATGTATCGACTTTCCAGAACTTCATTCACATACACGATGATACTGGAACCGTCAGTTGTTGGTGTTATTGCCATAGGACCATTATGGCATTAAATATGACGAAGAGCTATATCTATGGCAGAGGGAGAGGGATTCGAACCCCCGGTACCCTTTCAGGCACAACGGTTTTCAGGACCGCCGGTATCAACCGCTCACCCATCCCTCTACTTCAATCCATCAATCTTAGTCTGACATGCAACCCAATCTTGACTCACACAACTTTGTGCTTCTGGGAGTGTTATCTTCCCACTGCAAACAAGGTCTGGCAAAACATCTTCGATTTTATGATCTTTAATCTTGGCTTGATCCATCGGCTGAGGCCATATATTAGTCAAACAATTTTTACATCCACCAAGTTCGATTGAAATAAGGTGATCCCCTTCTACACTAGCATCACACTTGTCTATTCCATACTCAGCGCACGCCTTCTTCTTCAAACCTGCAAAATTCTTGATGGTGGCTCTTATAGCTTTAGCCCTGAAATCCTTAGCACATATGTTCTTTTCAATCCCGTCAATTATGTGCTGAGTACCAGATGTATCTGCAACAATTTCTTGGTCTACAGCCCCCGGAGTAGTCGTCAGGTCTGGAAGAGCCATAGTTCCGTTATATCTGTATTTAGCAACTGGAGACGTTAAAACAGCTAAAAAAACAGCAATAAATATAAACACTTTCATGATATTCCATTAATATTCGTCGAGTTGGTTGGATATGACTTCAATAGCCTTATTGTATTCTACTTGTTTGATGGCTTTGCTAGCTACGTATTCATTGGCATGTGTTGTACAAAAAGCCGTACCATCAATCACAGTATCGGCCTCGAAGCGGATTGGAGAGTCGTTGGTTAAACATACAGCACAAAGAAGTATCACTTAGACATGTCCTCATAGAATGTGCCACGAAGGTCTTCATGTTCTGAATGAACAGATTCCTTTAGGGATTCTTTGTTCGGGTGGATAGATGTTGAAAGGGAATCTGCTTTCTTCTTAGCTTTTGCTAATAGTTCATTGAGATATGTGTTATCCATCGTTTTCATAAACTCTCCGTATACCTAACCCTAACTTCCTTCCCCCCACAGTAGGGGCAAAGAGTTGGTTGCTCTGCCCCTACTACGCATTCTGTGCTCATGGATAGCATGTACCAAATAAATGGTCGACCGCATGTAGCACATATCATCTCCCGCATCATATCAGGAGAACAAGACGGAAGGTTGAAGTTGAAGTCATACATTCAATGATTATAGAGCTGTTTAAAGTTTTTTGATGAATTTTAATATAGATTCTGCGTGATCGAACGCGAATCCATTAAGAATGAAACCCCAATCAAACCCTTCTTGAGATTTCTTGTTCCTAAAATTCATGATGGTAAACAGCTCTAACGATGCTGCATCATCACCGGCTACAGCACTCAGAAGGTTGTTTATGGTTATTTCAACCGCATAAACATGATCAATAATCACGCCTCGTGGGTCTCTCTCTGGTTCACTTTGAACAGTAACTAGATCGTTCTTAGATATTGCAGTCTTAATCAAAGTTTCTTCATAAAGCTCACGCCGAGCAGTATCTTCAAGGCTTTCTTTCCCAGTAGATTGAAATCCGCCGGGAAGAGCTAGCTTGCCGATAAACGGGTTTTCTTTGCGACGAACGCAAAGGATGTTTAGTTCTTTTCTATCATCAGTGAGCAAATACGGAATGACAGTTGCAGTCGCCGAACTCATCGGGTAATCGTAAGTGTGTTGGGTAGTCATGGTTGGGTATGCGTAAGAGAATTGGTGTTCTCTCGAACTTTAATCGTCTTCCAATTCGATTGGTTCACGACGAAAACGTTTTACTTCTTGGTGGTTAAAATACCTATCCAACATTGCATATGGGCAACGATTTCCGCAGGCGAAATACTGTTTTCCACCTTTAAACCACCCACCGTTCTCCATAGCTCTTTCCATGTTATACGAAGGGTAATGGTTCCAACTGGTTAAGATGATGAAACGACGGTAGTTGCGCCACACTTCGCGGACGTTACGCCGCTCAGCACGATTAGAAGGATGCATGGTTTTATCTCCTGCCACCCACACATTTACGCGGTGTGAGTAATGATAGGCATAGCCATGAATCCTCCTTAAACTAGATTAGTAGTTTACCACAAAAATTCCTTATCGAACTTAGAAACCGGCATACGAGCCTTCTTGCGTAACGATGAACCACGAACCTCAACCTTAATCACAGACGGAGCACGGCCCACACCGGGTCTTATGAACCTCTTCAGTGATGTAATATATGGTTCTTTCATATCAACTTCACCTAATGCCTCCTGAAGCTTACTGAGGGTGTCTTCAAACGACCATCCCTTGGTATGTGCAAGATAGGCGAAACAAACCATGACGGAGCGATGTTGCCCGTTCCGACAGACCACCATGACTGTTTTCTGCTGAGTACGAGCTTCGTGAATGAATTTTATAGCTTTTTTAAGCCTCGTTATCTCAAATGATGCCCCGCTAACAAAACCAAGCTTGTATAGCTTGATTCCTTTAGCTCTGTGCCATTGTCTGGACGGAATATCAGGTGTTACGTCTAGCACATAATCAACCATCTCTTCGCCCGGATTAGACCACACATTGAGGACAGTGTATGCGTCTTTAATAGAGCCAACGAACAAATTTTCATAAACTTTCTGCATACACCCTCCTGTATTAAAGTATAGCCACTTTCTTTCCAATACGTGTTCTTTTGCGTCCATTTACAATAACATACTCGCCATCTTCGTTCTTGTTCAGCTTATCGCTTTCAAGCTGTTTGAACTTTATTTCGCCTGTCTCATCTACTTGCACTTCGAAGTAGGTACGCTCCTTGTCCATCGGAGTTAGAATTTCTTTCAAATAAATTTCTAACTCTGCATATGCAGCGTCAACACTACAGTTAATCGTAACGTTACTACTTGATGCCAACCAAGATTCAAAAGCTTCCTCAATGCTGTTATTGCTAACCATTTCAACTCTAGCTTCTACACTTTGTTTTGGTTGCGCTTGTGGAGAAGGCATCTCTCCGTTATACCACTTGCAACCGACATCCCTAACGCAATAAGCAAAACACAGGTTACACACAGAGCACACTTCACCATTAAAGGCGTGATACCCCCCACAAGGTTCGCACCCTGAAAAATCAGGAAATGGTTTATTTACATTTATATCCATGGCTCACTCTCCTGTATTCCTTGCTCTCCAGCCATTCTTCCGGCGAGAGGTTGGCTTTCAGCATATTACAACGTCTGCAAGAAGTTCTTCCGTTTTCAACCGACGTCGCTCCACCAAAGCAACGAGGCAGATAATGGTCGAATGTCATCGGCCCAGAGTTTCTACCACAATACACACACGTGAAATTATCCCTCCGAAACACTTCCCAAACCAACTTAGGGTGGAGGGTAGATTCTGATTTCTTGATAATGCCCTTAACGTGTAGCTTTTTTGGTCCTTCATACAATCTTGTTTCGACGACGTCTGATTGGCGAATGAATTTTATCCTACCAATATCATCAGTTTTGATGATTTTAATGTCGTCTTCTTTAAGTTCAAAATCAGAATCGACTGGCATCAAATAAGCGATTCCAGTTCGACTATCAACCCACAAACTCGCTTTAAGATGTATGTTGTTTCCGATGTCTAATAGGTCTAGCTCTTCTAACGAAACCCATTCCATATACACTACTTTCTCATAGATATGACGGCAGGAAGGTAATCGAACCACTACGAGCAGCTCCAAAAATATGCCGTCCTGCCAAATTACTTTTAATACAAGCCTGATGCTCTTACCGTACATGCGGTTTGTGCCACAGTTGGTACTATTTGAATGAACCCAGCGCCTATAACCGAAACAACCCTTGTTTGACCAGCAGTCATAACAACATTGTTGGTTTGATCGCTAAAGAAGTTGACGCCATCCCATGATTGGTTAATGCTGAAAGTGGCAGATATGTTCGCTGTAATCGCAACAACAACAGTGGTTGGTCTTCCAAAACACAGCGATATAATACCAGTTGTTGCGAGGGCGCTATTATTTACAAGTAATTGGTCGAAGTTGTTGGTGTTTACATCACCATACGGAAACTTCGATCTAAAATAACGCCATGAAGCATCGTGTTGTGAGTTTACTGATGTTGGACTAGGCATGACATTTCCCCTTCTTTAAAACCTTTTTAATAGTCTGCCCACAAGGGACACACAAAAAAACATTAAACGTTCCGCCACACCTATTTGTACGTTTAGTCCAATAAATCATTGGTTTTGCACACATCTGACATAGCGGACAATCCATTTAACTAAGCAGTCCGAGATTAACAGCAAGTTTATATATATTCTTCTCTGAAACTTCGGCAACTTCCCGTTCTTGATACCTGTCTGTGTATAACCTGTTAAAAACCTGTTCCCAACTCCCCTTCGTAAAAGCAGTTACACGCTTCAATCCAAGGTTGGCAGCGAATCGGGGGGTTAACCCTTGTTTGACGATTACCACGTTCAACAGTGGGCTATATTCAATACTGATAGTGTCGTGTCTCAAGAAGTATGTACCATCAGAAGCAAATTGTCCAAAGGCGATAGCCAGTTGCACAGCTTTTGGAGCGATTGTTTTCAATCCTTCTTTGACGCGTTCTTCCATTCGTTCAGTCATCTGTTCTGCCGCTGTAAGCTCTACTGTTTCTTCCACTTCAACACCATCCACGATCTTTTTCTGTCTAGCCATTTTATCCTCTAATTTCTGGAGCTGAGCTACGCCAGCAGTATTTTACATTATACACCAACGCTGTTAACTAAGCATTTGCAGCACGGTTAACAGCGTTGATATGTGTTTAGTAACTTGAAGGACGATGGTAAACAGACACATTTCCACCATTGTGGAATGGGTTTGTGCTCTTAACAGAGTCGTAATTCTTGCCGATCAAACCACTATTCAAAGCCTTGCGAACAGCACCGCTCACCTGAGTAGAGCTGAATCCTGCGGATTCCAGTCTTTCACGGATATCATTCGTGGTGAACGTATTTCCACGCCTGATGTGCTTTACGTAACCTTCAAGAACACTATATGGATTTGCATAAGACATATCGAGTGTCTCCTTCTGGGATAATTCCCATGATCAATATACCCGGATGATTATTCCCTGTGCATTGCATCTGGGTTTTTGGGGTCTATCTTCAATCCCTTAGTTGGGTCAGATGGGTTAGAGTAGAATGCTCCAGCTCTGGCTGTCCATCCACCGCCTTTGAAGAAGATTTGCGGAGCGGACTCGATAGTTCTCTTAGCTTGGTTGAGGCAAGATGGGCATTCTGCGTTATCTAAGAACTCTGATGCCTTAGAGATAGTCGAGTAGTGGCGCTCAAAACGATCACCACATAATTCACATGCATATATATAATTAGGCATTACTTTCAATCCTCGGTAGGTGTTTCCCTCTTCGTCTTTTATTGGTCAGGGCTGTCGCTACCTTAATATCATGTTCTGTACAAACTACAAAAACCCCAATGAGAGCAAAGAGTCTGCCATCATCAGGGGCTATCTCCATCAGTGATAAGTTGTATGAATCTCCAACTCTATCTAGCACTTTAATACATGCTACATGGCGTGGACTATTCATACTCCTAAAGGCTTTATAATAATCTGGAAAAAGTAAACCCCACGTTCCGTCTATTAGAGAAAAACAAGTACCAATTTCAATCACGTATTTTCCTGTATAACAATATATTTACGTGCTGATTATACCCGGCTTGTCAAATGGTGATATCAAAATCACGTTTAGGCTTCCCTACCATTTTATCAGCGAATCTATTACAAGCTCTTTCTTCACGCTCAATCTGTTCCTTTAATGGCTTATCTCTCCAAACCAAACCTCTATTTCCACGATGATAGCTGTAATATTGGTGTTTTAACTCGTGCGCGATGACCCAACGAAATTGTTTAGCAGTCCATTTTTTGAATTTTCCGTCTTCCCACCCACCAAAAAAAATTACAACATCGTTAGTTGTAATGGCAACTCCATACGCATCAACTCCGTTTTGGCAATAGTTTGGTTTCTTCTTTTCAGGGTTGTCTGCATACTCAACAGTTATATATGGGTTAACACGTAGGTGGTCGAGTATTTTTTGAATCCATTTCAACGGTAATTTCACTTTGGTGTTGTTGGTAAGTTGCATCGGTACACCATCTTTTCAAGTTATTTATGACAGCGATACTTTAATGTTTCCATTTTGAACTCTTCATTGTATGGTTTCATATTCATTATAGCCTCAGCAACCTCCGCTGTGGTAGCTTCATCTGGGTCTTTTCCTTTCAAAAATGTTACATAGACTTCCACAAAACCTTCAAGCGAGTCGGCCAGCGACTTAATTTCAGGCAGCGCATCCATATCCCAAAAAATCAAAACTTTCCTAAATCTTCGCATGATTGTTTGTATGCCAGTTTCAGTGAGATGTTTCCCAAATGTTGCGCCGACTTCATTAAATCCTGCACGTTTTACGCCCCAAGCATCAAACACACCTTCTACGAGGATAACAAAATCAGATTCAGCTGGAACATTGTCATAGTTAAAGATGTATTCGCCAATCTTAATACCTTCATTAAAAAGATACTTATAGGCATTGCATGGGTACATCGCTCGCCCTTGAAAGGCTACGAGTTTGCCTTGAAAATAGATTGGAACTATCATTCTTCGTGAATACTTCCCGCTGATGCAATATCCTAGAAAGTATTCATTGCACATAACTTGCGTTATTTTTCTATCCTTCATGTATTTAGGACAGCGTTCTTCCCACTTTTCGGGTGTTAAACCAAACAACTGAACATACCCTTCCGGCCATGTTACAGTAATTTCTGTCACAACATCTGGAGCATCTATTTGGATTTCGTTCAATCGTTTGTGAAAATCTTCTAATGTTCCATATAACGGGTCTGGATTCCTATCAAACAGTTGGTCTGCTGCCTCACCGTCTGTGAGATTCTCAATCATTGCATACAATTCAAAGAAACTATACGCCTTCTGTTCGTTGTGACAATAGCAATCACCCTTTTTAGTCTTTCCTTTATCCTCGTAGGCTATATAAAGACGCCCTTTACTATCAGAGCACATCGGGCAGTCGAACCTCACGTCTGGAAATGGAGCCTCTTTCACATCGAAGTGAGACTCCAGCCAGTCTTTAATATCGATTTTTATTTTATTGTCCATTAGGATTCACGTTCGACAGCCTCTATGAAGTCGTAAATACTAGTGATTACAGTGAGTCTTGCACGAAATTCGTGATGAACTCTCATTACTTCTTCAAGTTCATCCTTTTGGTAAGGGAATAAGAGGAAGAAGCTGTGTGTTTCTGGAGAAGCTTTCATAACGTCTATCACGTTAGAAGCTTTGTCATCCACAAAGTAGTCAGCTTTCAGTGCCTTACAAATCAGCCCTTTGTGTTTGGTGACGATGATGTGAGGATATTTCAACCAGCCGTTTTTTGCCAACCAGTAGGCGGATTGATCTTCAACGCTCATTCCAAGCGTACCTCCCCTCGTGGTGCAAAAATATACAGTGCGCTGTAGATTGTTATTACCAATACGTTCCCAAAACTCTTGAACAATTCCTTCAATAATTTCTGGCTCTTTAAGCCAGAAGTTTTCAACTTCCGAAATCTTTCCCCAAAATTCATTCTCTTGTTCTGTAGAAATACCGAGGCTTTGGAAACCCCATGTTTGTGCATCAACACCTCTAATTGGTAGTTCTGGCTTTCCGTAAAACTGTTTAAGTAGTTTGGTTGCTGGTAGATAGAAGTCTGATAAGACTCCATCGAGGTCGCTAACAATTACTTGTCCACACTGCATCTTCTCATCCATGTATTTTCTTCTTTCCTTTTTTATCGTCTTTGTCTGAGAACGCTCCAGAAGCCAGCGCATCCTTCTCAAGTTGCTCTTTTTCACTAAAATCGCCTACATAGAAAGCCATTCGTTTGAAGTCTGTGAGAATTCCTATGCTGTGATTAGATATGCCGTTACGATTCTTTGGTATATGGAGCATCATTGGTTTTGGTTCGTTATCTGGAAGTTCAAAATAAGCTTTCTTCTGATTTAACGTAACAATTAGGTCGGCAACAGAGTTTTTAGAATACGACTCGGCAGAATCTCCATCCGTAATCATCACACCTTCTTCTTGTTTATTCCTTCCAATACGGTTAGCTTGTGATGCCGTCCAAACTGCACACCGCATTTCCTTGCCCAAATCTCGTAATTCCTTCACACACGTTTGCTGATTTTTCCAATCTTGGTCTCTGCTCTTTTCCGATGGCGTCAAGAGGTCCACGTAATCCACAACGATAAGTTCTGGAATGAAGTTATAGAGTCTTTTTGCCCTCATAATCTCATTACGAAGAGTGAATGCCGACGTCCCCAAAGAACTCAGCTCCCTAAACATCACTTCACCCCACTGAGATGCGCTGTTCTGCCATTTCTCAATGATTCTAGCTCTAACCTCATTACGCTCTTGTATGATATAGCTGAGTTCTACTTCAGAAACCATTGAATCTATTCGGTCTAGCAGTAGTTTCTCTGAAAGTTCTAACGAAAAGTAAATAGCGTTCTTTCCTATAGCTGCACATGCGTTAGATGTTTGCTCTAGCATGACACTTTTCCCGCGTCCTGTCGGCGCAATAACTATACCAATTTCACCGTATTGTAATCCGCCTTTACCATAGATTTTATCCAGTGGTGGTATACCTGTTGGGATGAAGGCTATATTATCGAAATCTCCATTAGCTTCGGAAGCCCTATATTCAGTACGAGTCTCTAAATCTGCAACAAACCAAGAAGGAGCTATTATAGACACAGGTTCTAAAGCAGTTCCAACAACGTTCGCAATCTCGTCTAAAAGTTTTGAGTCTTTCTTCTTTGTAGCGTCTGTAACTATATCAGCCGCTTTATGAAGCGCATTTGAAACCTTTTTGAACTTGATAAACGATTGCACTTTGTCTTCAACATATTCTGGGTCCGATGGGTCGTCTTTTATGCTAGTTAGAACCCCGATAATGCTTTCAGCTTTCTCTTTGGTGAAGTTGCTGCCGATTTTCCATTTAAGTTCTTGTACAAGCGCTTCATTTGAAGGCAGTTTTCCATATTGCTTCCAATAACTAGAGGCAGCATCAACAAGTGGTTTTAATTGATCTCTGAATAGATTCGAGGTTAGATGTTCAGTGTATGTAGCAGCAAAAACACTGCTTTTGATAAGAAGTCTTACTATATCCAATTCTGTTGCTAGTTCAAACCCTTTATCTGCAAGTGTTGATTGCGTATTAAAATCATTCATTTTCTGTCTCTACGATCTTTGTTTGTAAATAGAATTGATGGGCACATCTCCGATAACCTAGACGCAATACGTGGGTCTATTCCTTCAGCAACTTCATCTTTTTCTAGATTGCTGTTTATAATCAAAATCTTGTTATTTGAGTACCAGTATTGAAAGATGTTCATTAACAAGTCTTTAGCGGCGTCACTGAAATGATGTTTCGACAAGTCGTCGATTATAATCACATCGAATTTCTTATGATGATCTATAAACGCGTCTAATTCTTTGTATTTGAACACGATTGAATTTACCCGGATAGCCCAATCAAAGGCGTCAATCCACAAAACCGTTTTCTCTCGTTTTCTAAGTTCCCAAGCGATTGCCGACGATAAAGCTGTCTTGCCGGTGCCTGTTTTTCCTTCTAGAAATCTTCCTTCGTATGGACCTTCAGATAGCCAAACATTGATTTTTTTGTATATTTCCATCTCGAGTGGGACGTTTGTAGTATTCCACCAATCCAACGGAATCCTTTGAAACCTCGGTGGGATGTCTACATCGATCATCAAGTATGAATACGGAACTTTTTCATCAAGAATATATTTCTTTCTGCACTCGTCGCTGCACACAATGAAGTTCTTCGACAAGGATGAGTCGCTAGCTGGTATACCGTTGTTATCTCTGTAATAACCCATCTTGCTTATTGTTGAGTGTGGAATATCTCCTTTACCACATTCAACACACGTGTATTTAGCTGCTCGTTCTTCTCTAATTTCTTTTAGCGTTTGTTCAATGGTTTTACGCTGTTTTTCAAACGATTCGTCGATATAAGTCATAATTTATACATACTTCGATTTAGAAGTAGCCTTTTTCCTTTCAATCTCTTCTGCTGTCATGTCGTGCCCTTTGTTATCCCCAATGGTTGATTCTTCTTTGATGTATTCGCCAGAAAGGACTTTATATACACCCCTTCCTTTGTCGGGTTTGTCGGTGAATAACCACCCCATAGAACACGTAAATGTTCCAAACACTTTACCTAAAAGCAAAGGACACTTCGGCATAATGTCTAAAATGCTTTGAAGCTGCTCAGCAGCTGTTCCTATATCTCCACATTCGGCAATATAAGCACGGATATTTTTCACATGGGTATTATTCTCGCCTTTTCCGTTATACAAAGATTTAGCTTCCTGAATTTTAGGAAGACGTGGATACTTCACACAAAGCTTGTTCCAGTCCCACATGAAAGCAACGGCGAGCCAATAATCGGTCATTTCTCCACCACTCCAGTCTCGTTCTTGAAGAGGTTTCTCAGAGTCAACGATTAAGCCATGTTTTAAGTTCTCGTTGTGAACTTTTGTTGCTTTCTTGATCAGACTTTTTGGCATGTTCATATCTTGTCCTTCTTTCGCATCATTACTAATTGTTTCATCAGTGGCGGTTGATGCATTATCGGTGGCGGAAGAGATAGAGGAGATAATATGAGTATTACTTATATTATTAACTACTAGTATTTCTCTCTCTCTCTTATTGACCACTACATACGGTGGCGACTTGGTGTTTTCGGTGGCGACTACCCCATTATCGGTGGCGACTACCCCATTATCGGTGGCGAAATCAGCTAATAAACATTCTGGTGTATTTCTTGCTATTACAGCGCCCAAAGCTTCAATTCTTTTATCCATGTCGGCATAAGAAACGATCGCCTTAGCAACCAAACTATCTTTAAATTGGAGCACAAAACCATTGTATTTATCATGTTTTTCAAAAAGCCTAAACGTTGTCAAAAATCGCAGACATCTTGCGATATGGTTTGCACCAACTCCAGATATTTTTTGAATGGTTCGAACATTTGGGGATACGTAGTCTTCACCCTTTAGCTCTTCGAATCGAAGAAGTGCTATGTACACTCTTCCAACCTTACTATCAAAACATGTAAGTGTGTTTATAACTTCAAAAATTGAAACATCCATTTATTTGCCCTTTGCCATTTTTATCTTATCGAACGCTGTATTTATATAAACCATCAAGTCGATGTTCCCACCCTTATCTGGATGGTTAATCAAAGCCAAAGCTTTGTACGCGGCTTGGCAAACTTCCCATTGAGCTGTAGGAAGGAGACCTAATACTGCAAACGAATCATTGCTCGCCGGTAAGGGATCATCAATCCATGTAATCAAGTATCCTAACCGTTCTAGAATCTTGACCGCCACTTCTTGATATTCCAAATCTAAAAACCACTGGTTCAACTCACCACGATAGATTCTCGATTTTGCAGGAATCGTGTCGTGGAACATTCTAACCATGACACTGTTATACCCGGTCTGTATTGCTATCTTGTCTCCATGCCTAGATAATACTGCTTTGAACGCCATGTTGGTCTTCCTTAAGACAAACGAGACCCGCTGACGTTTCTTCTAAAATCTGTTCGTAACCCAAATCTCTATATAATTTGAAGTGTGCAAATGTGTGCTCGGTTAAAAAACGATGAGTAGTATGAAGGAAGTCGTGAATGTGACACTCTTGTGGTTTCCCCTTCTTCAGCCGCTGCGACCTACCTACTTGTTGCTTACTTTGAGTGTCTCCTTTGCCTAGCCCCATCCTGAACAAATCGTCTATATTTTCGATTGATACCCCTTCGTCAAAAACACCGGAAGCAAGAATTACCTTGAGTTTACCAGTGATAAACCTACTTTTAACCATTTCTCTTCTATCTAAATCATCTTCGCCAGTTAGAACTTCATATTCTATGCCATCGTCTAGTTCTGCTTCCATATTTTTAATGTGGTCTAAGAATCTAAATAAAACAAGAATTTGCGATCCGTTATCGTATTTTTCTTTAATCTTCATAGCAGCAAAGCGATTTAAATATAAGTTGTTAACAACCCCAAGATTATATACATCTTGGTACTTCGCATCTTCTGGAATATTATTCGGCTCCGGGATTCTATACCAATGAATGATAGGTCTAGCGATTATACCTAAACTTATCAATTCCTGCTCTGGTATCTCATGGATCAATCCTCCGGTAGCCCCAATCAACAATAAATCATCTCCGCTAGCTCTCATAAAAGCTGTTCCAGTCACACCCACTCGATAATATGCATTCTTCATGTAATTACACAATGTATACCAAGTGTCACTCGAAGCGTGATGGCACTCGTCCATCAACAAGACTCTGATTCTGTTTGCGAATTCCACTGCTTCTGGGAGTGCTGGAATCTTCTCTTTTTTGGATTTTTTATCCAAACTAAGGAGACTTATCAGACTTTGGGTCATTGCAATAGTAACTCGTCTTGGTTCAAACACTCCACCCATGATGAGACCTACATCTTCACCCAACATGGCTTCAACCTCGTCGTGTAATTGTTTGGCGATAGATTTGTTATTGATAAGGATTACGGCTGGCTCTGGAACGAGTTTACACACAGCGCTAAGTACGCTGCTCTTACCTCCAGATGTTGGAATCTGGATAACCCCTCGTTCATACTTTAAAACCGCTCCTACGGCCTCAGATTGATGACCCCACAAGGTTCGTGTCTTTGTAGCATCCTTCGGATCAATCAGGCTTACCCTAGAAACATCATCTGGGCTTGGACGTAGGCAAGGAGACCTTTCATCGATATAAACGGCCTGCAAGCCATTCTGTTCCAGTACAGATGCTACTACAGTGAGGCATCCTGTAGGGAAATACGGTTTGCCTAGCTTCCCACCCAACAAGAGATGTTTTTTTCCATCCCAGACTCGACGCGCACCACAAACCGGGCATTTCCCAGACCACGCATTAATCTTCTGAAATCCACCCGGACACCGTTGACATATCCGATACAGCTTGCTCATGAAGAAGCCGGGAATGTAGTAAGACAGTGCCTTATCAACCTCAACCCTTGGGAAGTCCCCTTCAATGAAAGTATTGATATTTTGTATGCGTAGAACAGTTTTCATAAATAAAAATATGGGTAGATGTTTTTTTACACCCACCCAAAGTAGTTCAGGAGATTATGTACACATCGTATTCAGTATACCCGGATGGTCTAAATGATTGTGAGGAATTCTTTCAGCGTAATATGTTTTTTTTCGAAACATACATTAATTTCACCGCAAACGCGGATGAGTTGTGTAGACACGCTTTGCGGCAACCACTCTAACAAACGAGCAATAGGGGTATTATCGAGAATGATGGTGAATTCGTCGCACACAGCTTTTATGGGTTTTAACGGATGGCGAAAAATGACTATTTCGTCGCCATTTTTTTCGTATCCCCAATAATCAAGATTATCATTTCCATACCGCTCTATAAAAACGAGAGCTTCTCGGGATGTGAGTTGTCGATAACCTAGCTTAAAGCTGAACTGTATTCGACGGTTGCTTATGTTGATTTCCGGCTTGAAATTCCATTTCATCTGATTGCATGACCCCACTCAGATCAACAAAATCGATGTTTCGCACCATTGAACCTTCATATTCTTTGGCAATACGCAATATTTCTAGCATCGTTTCTAGACTCAGTGGAAAAACTAGTTTTTTGTTAATTTTTTGCGCGGCTATTAAAGCCTCATATGGAAGTTTGTTTATATCCACCTTATCACTGAAAGGTGGATTATTAAGGATGGCAACAATACTCTTCTTCGTAACCAACCTGAAGTGCTTGTGGTTCTTCCATAGTTCGTTTTGGATATACAAAACTTTATCCGATATTTGTGTAGACGTGTTCTTCATGATCCACTATGCGTGAAGTATGTCGTTCTATCTCATTTTTTTGTTTTGATTGTAAACTATTTATTTTGATAAGGATGGGCCTATATAAAAAAAACCCATCCTCATCAGGAGGTGGGTTAATCGAAACTAACGTTGTTGGCGAGTTCGTAATCGTGAAGGCAGGTGGTGTCGCAGAAGATGAACGCGGCATCAGACATTTCGTGTCCATCGTGGGTTTTTGCTGTTTGAATACCACTTGAACAGTGGGCACATTGCGAAACGATGTTGAGTTGCGTGGTTGCTTCTTCTAGAACTACAGTTGCGTTAGCTTCGGCATTCATAGTTTTAGCCTTCTCGGGGGCTTTACAACTTTCTTTGGATCAGGCACAACCACCAATAAAGAATCACTCAAGGTATCGTGCCGATTAACAGATTGTTCTTCGGTATGCGTGCAATTCAGACCACAATCTCAAATACTTCTCATAAAGAATCATACCGTGTTGTTCTTTATTTGATTAATGTGGTCTGAATTGAACAGTACACCTTTTTATTGTGTGGTAACGTGTTTTTTTTGAATATATTTTAAAACACGTTACCATAGTCCCTAAAAACCACACATCAACCCGTCGACGCAATCATATTCGAGTTGGTGTTAGGGTGTAATCGTCACTATTATCGGTGATGAAGTTGATGATGCAAAACCATCTGTTGCCGCAAGTGAAGAAATAATGGAGTGAGAACCAACACCGAGTGTAGATATTTGCAAAGTTGCCACTCCACCCGATGGTGTTACCGTACCCAATGTTTCCCCGCCATCTAAGAATGTAACAGCGCCAACCGGCGATCCACCCAATACAGAAGTGCATGTAGCGGTTAATGTAACAGGCGTATTTGTTGTTGTAGTGGCAACACTTGAAGTCGTGTTGATAGTGGTTGTTACCGTATCTATTATGGTCCCGGATGGCAATTTTTCATCTGTCTGTATTTTGATTAATAGAGATGTACCAATGGTGTTCTCAATTCCTTGCCAAAATGAAAGTGCAGAAGCATCTGTATACACGACGTTAACTGGGTATCCAGATACCGGATCGACTAGACAAATTGAAAGCACTGCAACCCCAGATTTAGTATAACTATCTTGAAAATTTAACGACATAGACACCAGTTTTAATGAAGATACGGTAATCTGTTGCGTAAAATCACCAATTGTTATTGGGGTATTTAATTTGTATATCATAATTATCCTAGCTCCAGAAGATTGAATGTGCGAATAGTGGAATAAACCGGGTATGAACTCGATGTAAATGCTTGCAGTTGAAACGAATAAGTTCCGGCAGGCACCTGTGCCGACATCTCAAACAAAGTCGAGTTAAACAATATTTGTCCTGATGTGTCTGTAATAAACGAAAGTGGTCCGACAACAGGAACACCATTTTGTAAAAGTTGTAGTTGTAGCGGTTGCGATGCGTACGGAAATACGCCGGTTGGTAGTCCCATATCGATAGTCGCTTGTGTTGAATATGTTCCACCGGATATAACAGCGGTTATATAACCAGTGTAACCAATACCGTAATCAGATATAAACACAGAAGATAAGTAATACCCTCCTACACCTATACTATACGACCACCCAAGTATTAAATAACCACCAGAGCCTGTTCCATACACAGTTACAGATACGCCATATATATCTGTATATACTCCAGCTGTGTGTATTGTAGCTGTAGATAATTGACCACCAACCGATTGCGAAAGAAAGTTTGCCTGAAGTGCGATAAATACCGGATTTCCTTTAAGCGTTACGGTCATTGCAGAATTTCCACTTCCGAGTTCAGGAAGATCAGCGAATGATGATCCAATCGATGGATTTACCGTCACTCCTTGAACCTGCAACACGTTCTTGAATTTTATATTTCCACCCATATCAACAGCAGTCCCGTTGGGGCCGTATATTAGGCCACCGTACATGTTGATGTCGCCTGATGAGTCTACCCAAAGTTTTGGAGATGCAATTACCCCGCCAACACCAAGATTCTTGAACCATCCACCATACTGGTTTCCCCAAGGACCGCTGCCAGTCATTTTTCCAACCTCGGCAACCAACGCCGAAGTATTATCCTCAACCTGAACCTCGACTGGCATCGATCCAGCACCACCAACAACCAAAGCCGAAGTTGATAATCTGGTGGTGTCTATGGTTCCAGCCTGAATCTGGGTTGCTGTAATAGAACCAGCAAGTATCACATCACCCTGAATGGTGTTTGCTACTATATCAGTTGTGCCGATAGCTGTTGTCGTTATCATCGATGAAGCAACGATAACTGACTCCACTCCAGAACTGTTAACCGCACTTACTCCATAAAAATAAGATGTATCGATACCAAGATTTAAGGTACTGCTTCCACTATCTGTAACATACAAAGCACTGGTGTTTAAAGCGACCGGAATAACAGTCCAGCTCCCCGGTAATGATGTTCCTTGGTAACGGCGAATATTATACGATTGAACATCTGCTTCGGTAGACGCCGTCCACTCCAGGCCAATCACGCGGAACCCGCCAATCCCAGTAATAGTAGAAGGAGGTACTACTGTGACAGCGTTATTTGTCGCTGTTGTTTCAGATACTGGCGTATTGTATGCCGATGTCGCCGTACTGTGAACAGATGCTACTGAAAAGTAAAATTCGGTAGCGCAAGGCAAAGGTTGAATACGAATTTTAGGACTACTAGCCAGAGGAACATCTGCGTATGTGTAGTTTCCATCACCTTTATCGTAGCGAAAAATGTAACCAATAATTCCAATTTCACTATTTGCAGGCCAAAACACATCAACGTAGGCAAACACCTGCCCAACACCATCAACAGCGGTTCCAGTATCTACAGACGAAATAGCTCCGGGAACCACTGGAGTTGAGTCTGTGAGCGGTAATACAGTTGTTATGGTTATTGCCGTACTGTAGGAACCATATCCAAGTTCGTCAGCTCTTGCGCTTCGCACCAACCAACTACCTGCGTTTGGAAAAGTTATTGTTGCTGTTGCAGACTGTCCGCTTATCTCGTTGGAAATTAAAGGCGTTGTCCAGTCTGGAGTTAAACTATAAGGAATCGCTTGTATGACTTGATGAGCGATATCTGTGCGCGGGTCGACGGTGAGCGAAATAGTTGCCACATTCCCACTGACAGATGTTTCTGCTATCCATGGAGCTGATGGAGCAGATAAACCTCCAGACGTTACAGATTCTGCAGATAACTCATTGCGAGAGTTGTACGTGTAGAACTCATAATTGCTCCAAACCCTTTGTAACAAAGTGTTTGGAAGCAAATAAGACAACGCAGATGGGCCGGTGTATAAGCTGTTATATAGCACTGTTATGCCGTCTGGATCGATTATCTCCACGCCAGCAACATCGTTAGTTCCATTCAGACCAATCAAAAAATCAACACTGGCTCCAACAGTTATAGTCGACCATGATGGGGCTGGTGGAATAACTGGATACCCACCCATCGTAAGCAAATACGAGTATCTAGAGTATCTTCCTGATCCGTCATATTCACGAATAAAGAAGCAATCGCTTCTGTTGACGCGTGGAAGACTAAAACTAGATGTAGAAAACGTGCTAAAAGTACCGCCAGACAATAAAAATTGATCTGCCATTGGAGCATCTAGCGTTGCAGAACGAACCTTATATCCGGCTGATGGAGTATAAGAAGTTGATATTGATGCATTATTTCCGGCGATAGAATTAATCAAGTAGGAAGGATAAGAATCTATACTTGTCGGAAGTGAATTGAAATTGACAGCTGTAAGATTGTTAGATGCGAATGTGTATGTGTAGGTAGGTAGAACTGAAGCAAATCCGAAGCTACTAAGAACGGTTCCCAGTTCATTCACCAAATCAGTGAACGTTATTTTGACATCCGTAACGATAGATACAAACTGTGGGAAGCCTAGAATCGTCACTCCGATATAGCGGCCAGATTCTGGCGAAGACGATAAAGCCATCGTGTTTGTGAGATAGCTACCTTGATATAGAATTTGTTGCCTGTTGACCAAAACAGCTCCAGCAAATAGTTCGGCCTCCAACGATGTTCTGATAGAAGACGATGCGTTTATTAAAACCTTCTTCCCTTGAACACCTTCGTTTACGAGGTGAGCGACGGCAACACCTTCCGACCTGTATGATGCAATAATTCCCTGAGTGGTAGAGGGAGCAACCGGCAACGAAAGTTCATATCCAGTGGTTGTAGATACCACCGACACACCATCAACCCTGGTATTACCTCCACCAGATTGTTGACGAACTCTCACGCTCGGCAATGTGGTTATCGATACCCCACCAGAATATGTAAAGTAGCAACTTTGAGGATTAAATAATGCATACAGCGAATACGCTGGTATGTTCTGAACCAAAGCGTCATAAATAACAGTTTGTACTGGTGCTATAGCTGAGTTGGATAGGTCGTAATCCAAAACCACCAAAGTTACATATCCATTACTAATATTCGAATACCCACCCAACTGTCCAGCTAAAGACGAAAACTGATTAACAGAACGATAAAGCTGTTCCATCGAGAAATAAGAAATCAGTTCGTAAGCATGATTTGGCTGCGATATAACAACAGAACCAGTGGCTTGACCGTTAATTACGGCTTGAATTCCGGTTGTCATTGGGTTGGTGGTGAATAAGAAACCAGCAACACAGCTATTCTGAGCCAAACTGTTATCGCTGTATATACCACCCATGATACCCATAGAAAGCTGGCTAATGGTGAATAATCCGTGCGAGAATTCAAGCTCTCCACCCATCTCTACGGATTGTTTGGCAACTACAGTACACGAACCGAGTTTTGCTCCACCAGCAACAGTTATCAAACCAGATGTATACAACAAGCTATTGTTTGGGTCTGTGATTGTCCAATTATCTGTGTCTAAAACCGATGATAAAAATGGGTCGTTTAATAGAATGGATTTTGTCGAACTGCCAAAAAAAGTTGCAGACATCGGAATATTCTTCGTATTCCCATCACCCCAAAAGCAATCTGTTACGTAATCTTGCGGCTCGTTAGGTCCATTAATTGAGACATCGCTAATCACATCAAGCGCACTTGCCGCCACATCATATCCAGTAGTATTAAACGTGTCGGATTGGTAGTCGACAGTAATTGGATAGCTTAAGTCATTCTGGATGATGAAGTAAACCTTTCCGTTCAGAACATACCAGCGCCACCCAACTTGGTTACATAGAGCTTCAGCTGCGTTTGCAAACGTCCAAGAAGAGTTTATAGCGAACAGTTCTATGTACGGTCCTTGCGGAATACCTGTTAAATCTAGAGCGGTATTTGAATCTACCGATAAAATAAGAGATTTAAGAATGTCGCCAGCAGCTTGATTGACAAAATCAGGCAATGTCCCAACGCTCAACTGATTAAATTTCCAATCTTCACTTTCAGCAGTGAATGTATAACCTGAATATCCAAGAGCTACGATGGCTAATACTGGCGTGGCATAGACATACCCTGTGAACCATACAGTTCCAGAGTCAGAGTAGAACTTTACAAACATCCCTTCCGTAATCAAAGTAAATAGGTTATCTTTTGGATATACGGAGCAAATTAATTCCTTAGCAAGATTCAAACTATCATCTAGAGTGATTGGTACTGTAGGAACTATATAAGATGTGTAATCGATTCCATTGATTTGCAGGTGTTGAGCCATACTCTATGTTCTAATAAATCAGCTACTTTTGCAATGGTTAGTAATTGTTAAGGATGTATTCACTCACCTTTACAACCTGATCTGGAAATACATTAGCCAATCCGCTCACAGGATCACACCACATTCGTACTGTTTCAAAAATACACATGGTTTTCAGGTCTTGGCTCATAGCTTCCCAGCAGTTTATTTGTCCACCGTCTGGTAGCGCTCTAGACAGCAAAATAGCAGCCGTTCTCGAGTCGAAGGTTGGGTCGCCCCAAACCTTCTTCTCGTCAGCTTTCTTTATAAGTTCTTTCAGTTTTTCTGAAATTTCTGTATTAATCGCCATGTTTATATCTCACAAACTCCACCAGCGCAAGAAATTGTTTCCTGTATTTTTGTATTATCTTGATCTTCGATTAGTTCGCTGTAATCGACATCAACATATTCTCGTTTTAGGTCACACCAATATTTCCAATTATTTACATTTTTAAGACAGTACGTTGTTAGTTTAATATCTCCACCAAAGTAATGATCTGCAAACTGTTTGACCCGTCTGATCCAATCTTGCTGATAATGCAGCTTAAGTTTTGAAACCTCGTCGTCGAAGACAGGAGGATGTAAAGATAACGTGTTAACACCCATTGCATAATCACAAGCTAACCAAAGATTATCATCAAAAGCAGCAAGACCATCAACAATCAATCCAGATGCCATCAAACTGCCGTCTCCGTATAGCTTTACAATTTCAGATGGAGTTAATATAGCTGTGAAAGGTGCTTGGGGATAGTCTAAATCGCCTGTGCTTGAAAGTAGAGATATTCCAGCGAAAGAGTCTCGATTATTGTAAATGTAATCCACAACCACATCCCACTCATCTGGTTTTACAGATATGGTATTAGAAACGCTATGACGTAAGAACGGCTGCACACAAAGATCGTGATTGGTGCCTTCTTCTATCCAGTTGTTTTGTGTGAGCTTAACATATTCTAATTGTTTAAGTGCCCCAACATCTTTTTTAGTTTTGGCGTATTCTGAAGTTTCGATACAGAATGCTATGACAGAATCTGTTCCGTTTTTACTCCACACGCTCTTCTCAACAGCTCTCGGATTTTTAGACGCGAAGAATTGGTACGGAGCTTCTAATTCATTAGCTTGAACGCGTCGTATATACCTACGAGCGTGGTGAGCATGAACACCACTCGAAGTTCCAAGAATACATGACGATGTCCCTTCTGGTTTAAGACAAGTGGTTCGTGCAGATTGATTTATTCCTATTTTTTTAGCTATTTCTTTATTAGTTTCTTTAACTATATGTGCAGCTTCTTTTTGAATATCCGGATTAAATAAAATATCTGGGCTATCCATCATGCCTGTTATAGAAACACCAAGTAGCGCTTCGCGCTCGATAATTCTTTTGCTAACATCACCAAGATAGTCGAAATTTGTATAAGAAGCCTGCGCTGTTCCTATTATAGAAGCCACTCTAGCAGCTTTAAAAAAGTCTTCTTTTGTTTTACATTTCTTACCGTTGATGATGGATAGATTACAAGCCTGCCAACCACTAAGTCCTTTAATATCTACAGGATACTGCCCAGCCTCGACACAAGGATTGAAAACGATTTCGGTAGAATCAGCCCAAATAAAACCTGGTTCGCCAAACTCTCTAACAGATTTTATAAGATTTAAAAAATCTTCTTTTGTTGTTTTATCTCTGATTAAAAGAGCTGAATTGTTGGAACGCCCACGTTGAGGATTCCTGTAATACCAATCTCCAGTTTTTGCTTTTGCCATGAGTTCGTCGTCTGGAGAAAACATACATAAAGATGCTGAACGTCGAACACCACCACTCAAAACAGCGTCGGAAGAGTGCATCACTATATCATACGCATCGATAGGGCGAAGTCTAACCTGTTTATCAGACACACAACGAACTAAAAGCTTATTTATTTCAGCAAGAGCTTTTTTTAATGGTTCTGGTCCGGGAGCTTTACCTACTCCAGAAGATAAAGGATAACCTTTTGGACGAATTAAACTAAAATCGAATTCGACGTTGAATCCGTACCACTCTTGGTATTCGGAGTGAGGCATGAACGTGGAGATAAGAACGCCAAGAGAATCTGCCCAACCCTCGATAGAATCTTGGATAAGGAATTTTTTTGTTTCTGTCTTGTTTGTATCGTGTGTGTGAAAATCTGGAAGTTTTGCTACGTGATGTTTTTGAACAGAGAATCCAGCACCACAACCACATAGAAGAAGCCAAAACGCTTCTTGAAAAAACCTCACCCTATCACAATAAGAAGTGACACAGTTGAAAATTCTCGCATGTTTTTTAAGAATCGGCGATCCACCGTATTGAAGTGCTCTTTGGCTACCCAAAGCGACCTTGTCTCTAGCTTCGCTAAATGCCCATCTCAGTTCTGTTTCTATCTGAGGTAATCGTGAAAGATGCATATCAAGTACGCGGTCGTTAGCCTCGTTCCAAGTGTCTCGACGCTTAAGTTCTGGGTTGTAACGGGCATATTTTGAATGGAATGTGTAACTTTGAAGCGCTTTAATAGACAAAACCCCACCTTGCTGATGTGAATACAGCTATAACATCTAAATTTAATTATTGTGTTTCAAAGATTGTTAAATCGCAGCTAATTGCGAAGTTCGTATTGCAGTTTGGGCATGTGAAAAAGCCTTCTGCTGTTGGAGATGATTCCATCGTGGTGTTGATTGATTTCGTCGTTTCAAGATTACAACTTGAACACTCAGCGTGTGCTGAAATATCATGCACACACAATGGAATCCTATCCCGTGATTTACAGCCTTTACTCACAATACGACTCTATCGCCCGATACGCTAAAAGGCAATAGTTAAGACTTACCGTCGTACTTCAAAGTCAGGACAATCTTGGCACTTTCTACGCCTCGAGCCTTGAGTGCAGCTGCTCCATTAAAAAGAGCTGACAGGACACTGTTTTGTCCTTCTTGTTCTAGTTCGTTGAGGTTGAATTCGCCAGCGGCGATAGTGATCGATACCTTTTCCTTAATTTCTGCTGCCATTATTTTGCCTTCTTTTCTATTTCTGATTCATGGAGAGCGATTTCCTTCTTACTACCTAATTTCGCAATATAGATAGTACCCAATACGGATGGGATATCATGCGGCCAACGGACAATATATTCTTTAGCTATTTCGCCGTCTGTACTAAATAAGTGCTTATGAAGCACTTCTACGTCTGTGCCGAGAATTTCAACCTCAGCGCCTTTGTATTTTCCGCTTAATACTTTAGTAGTCTTTTCCATAATTTTAATATACCCGGTCACGCGTCGAATTTTTGGTTAACTTCACACTGATGTTGTAAACCCTTCTCAACATTCATGCAATTTTCGATTATAGAACCCAAAACATTAACTATAGCTTTTTCAGCGTCATCAATTGGGTCCATTGGATTAACCACATTTTTGTGCATTAACATTATTGCAAGCATTCTAACAGCTTCTGATTGTTCTACTCTCCCTCGAATGAACGCAAAATTCAAGGCTGGAACATTCTTCAACTCGGGCATTTGACCAAATCTTTCGGTTTCTTCCATAATGTCACCTGCTCATCATACAGCCGTATGAATGAAGTGCTCTTTATAACTTTAAACAGCCTGCTCGAAACTCGAACGTGTGCTACCATCTTGGTTTCCTTATAACAATCACCGATTTGCCAAAAACCATGATAATCGTCAAAAAAATATACCCTTTTACCCATGAATGATGTTAATTCGCCGGTTGCGTCTGTAGCAACTTCCTGTGTTTTTGTCGCTGTTGATTTTTTGAACGTTCTCTTATTCATTGAATGTGTGGCTTTCCACTCGTTCTCCCAGTTCCATTACACATAGGACAAGGAATTTCTTCTGAATGTACATTTATTATTGAACCTGTACCTTCACATGTTTGACAAACATCTAGATGTTTAAACCATGCATAACCACAGTTTACGCATCCTAGTGATTGTGTGTAGCTGCGTTGATTGTAGCGTAACCAATCCCTACATGCTTCAGTTTCATTATAGGCCATAAAGAATTCCTTAAAAACTATTTAATATTACACGCACTCATAATGGTTACAACTATCACTCCTAATGTACCCGGATGTGAGAACGTAACTAAAAATACACGCATCACTTTGTGTAAGGAGTTTGATATGGGAAAATATCGAGGTAAAGTCTTTCTATTCCACGTGATTACTGTAGCCATATTGCTTTTCTCCGTCGTAGTAACGACCGTGTGTTCGTTGATATGCCCTGAAGCCTCAATTATCGGTGTGGCAACCATGATATTGTTTGCATACCAGCGCCATATTCTGCTTCCAGCGATTAAAGAGAGGTGGATGCATGAGGCTGACGTAGAAGCGTTACATTCCCACGAGTTGGCGAAGGATAATTTTGTACAGCAAGTCGACGAGCTTATCGCTGATGGTATGCAGAGCCAGATGGGTGTTGAACTAAACGATATGAGTTATTGTCGCACTTGTGGAGGTATGTACACCGAAACAAAGAAAGTCAACCCCAAATGTTTTCAGATAAATATCCCAGAGCACCGCGTCGAAGATGAACCACCAGTCCCCAATCCTTACGCATGGTGGTGGTTTCAAATGAATGGCTACGAGCCGCCAAGCTTCGAGCCTAAAGAACACTGCAATCCGTTTTATCATCGTGAATGGAGTAAACCAGAGCCTGTATTCAATTTACAGATTCGTGGTAAGCAGTACTATTCTTTCCACACCAACCAAGCTTGGGATTTGGGGTTTGGGGATATTCCTCATTGGTATGTGTTGAAGAAGAAATAACCGGGTATAATCCCATCACATGGACGTCTATGCAGCAGTAATCGGAACTAGAAAGCCAGATCAGAACCAAATTCTGATGGCAACAGAGGTAATCCGATGGCTGAATGTACGGAATGTAATTATTAGAACTGGTGGTGCTGTAGGGATAGACCACTTGGCGATGAGACTGGCTACTAGATTAGAGGTTTACATACCTTGGCCGGGGTATAACAAAACACTAATCCCATCACACGCAAAGATTTACTGTGCTCAAGACACTTCATTGTATAGGGATAAGTGGTTTGCATCGGTTTATAAGTATCACCCCAACCCAATCGCATTAACCAATGGTGCAAGACACTTACATGCACGTAACTATCCTATCGTAGATGGAGCCATCATGGTGAATGCCTTCCCTGATGAGCGCGGAGAGGGTGGAACAGGGCAAGGAATCAGAATTGCAAAGGATTTAAATATACCATTGTTCGAATACCGGCGTGGAAAGACTATCGTTAAACACTTGGAGTGAGGGATATATGAGAGCAACTTTAGATTTGATAGAGAAGATCAATCACCGTGATAAGAAAAAAATCAAGAAGCTGGCTAAACAAGAACTTAAGGAAAAGGTTCAAGAGCAGCTCCTGAACTTCAAGAAGAACCAGCATGTCGTAGCCCCAACACACAGTAATCCTGATTGCCATGCGACTCTTACAGATGATAAGGAAAAGTGTATCTGTGAGAAGAAGGAACCGAAGAAAGACAAACATGAAGGTCGGTACATCTTCGAATGCGGTGTAACCAAGGCACGGTACTACAAGAAACCTGCGCCGTTACTTCCAGAATAGATAATACCCGTAATTCTACTAGAGTTTTGGTAGAATTACGGGTATTATTGCGCTTATACGCTACATTCTGAATAGCGTTAAGCGAGGTCGGCGTGTCATCAACAAAACTATCTCCAGCTGGGCGTAGATACGCAGCGCTAAAAGATGAATACGACCATCGAGACTTCAAGTTAGTTACACATCCAACCAAGCCATCGTGGGTAAAATCTGTTTTGAGCAAGCTCTTTCCACCAAAGAAAGAGACGGTTGTGTCTGCGGAAGTGATAGACCTGATGGGAGATTTTGGCCCTGTAAAAGATCAAGGGCAGTTGAGCGCATGTACCGGATTTGGATACGCTGGATATCGTGAGTATATTTACTGCAAGTTTTATGAAAACGAGATAGATAAGACCATACCGCCAGAGCAAGCCATATTCAGCCCATTATTCCAATACTATCTAGAGCGTCAATTAGAGGGGACAATAGATCAAGACAACGGTGCTCAGATGCGTACAGGGTGCGTCGTTCTCAACCAATTCGGCATCGCTTTAGAAACCGAAGACAATTATCAACCAAAAAACTTCGAAGTGGCACCAACTTCACAACAACTTGCAGACGCATCACCATACAAGTTAGGGACATATGGCCGTGTAAATATCGACATCGAGTCGCTTAAAAGCTGTATTCGCTCCGGTTTTCCAATAGCTGCTGGTATATTAGTATATTCATCATTCGAAAGCGACGCTGTGGCTACGAGCGGAATTGTTCCGATGCCAAATACAAGTACAGATCAACTTTTAGGTGGACATTGCGTACTTTTTGGCGGGTTTGATGACGAGAAACAGCTCGTCAAGTGCCGTAATTCGTGGGGATTACAATGGGGCGATAATGGAAATTTCTATCTACCTTACGCCTTTATACAAAATGCTTTAGTTAACGACATGTGGACGTTACAACTTTGAACACGCCGAGAGGTAGAAAAGTAAGGAGAACATCATGGCTGACACAACACCAGTACCAAACACAGATATTGCTACAGGAATAGCAACAGACGTAGCGGTAATCGCAGCAGACGCAACGGCGATAACAAACACAACAAATTCAAAACCATTTTACTTGAGTGTTACACTTTGGGGTATGGTTATTTCGACACTGCCTCAATTGTTGCCACACTTAGGTATTAAGTTCGATGATGCTTCAGCACAGGCTATCGCTGGAGGTATTGTCACTATTATAGGTGCTGGAATCACCATTTATGGTAGACTTCGTGCATCGCAGAATCTTCATGTGGTAATAAAGAAGTAATTAGCCGAGTCTCGATGTCGACCAACAGAAAAACATCATGGGATAAATTCCCTAAACGCCAAAACGACAATGGAGATTGGTTATGTCGGTGGTGTAGTAAAGAATGTACTGGTCGTAGAACATCATTCTGTTCCGACGAATGTTTCGAGGAAGTAGAAAAACGAGCTAATCCGGCCTATATGAGACGTCTTGTCTTCATAAGAGATAAGGGAATTTGTTCTATGTGTGGGATGGATACAGTTGCAAAGCGTAAGGAATTGAGGCAGATAAGGAAGGAATACGGTGTCCAATTCTGGTTAGATACTAAAAAGAGTATGAAGATTCCAAAACACAGAACTTCGCTGTGGGATAATCACCACTCACTAGCTGTTATAGAAGGAGGCGGCGAATGTTCTTTAGAGATGATGCTTACATTGTGTTTATGGTGTCATAAAAAAGAAACTTCAGCTTTAAAAAAGCGCCTGGCAATGGAAAAGAAATGCAGAAATCATGGTCGACAGCTCGGAGATTCCTAACGCCGGGTATAATAAAGCAACAGGGTGTACACCCTCAAAGAGGAAATGCGCATGAATAAGTATCTCTCAAGTTTTATCGTTGCCATCCTAAGCTTCAGCCTCACGTTCTCGTGTGTTGGCTGCACTGGCGCTCAGGAACAGCAAGCAGTTAATCTCGTCGTGGCAGAATTACCAACCGCGATTCAACTGGCAGAGTCTATTCTGTCTGTTACATCAGCAGTAGGCGCTACCAATGGTTCAGATTCATCCACCATCGCTAGTATCAACCAAGAAGGTAAGTTGGTGGCTAGTG